TGCCTGGGATGCGCGAGAATGGGAATGTCGCATTCCCTGCGTCATACCATACCTCTGTAGTTCGCTCGCCAATTAGCCAAAGCTCGCGTTTGTCCTCGATCATCGTCACGAGCTGATCAGTGGCGACATCCTTTAGCGCAAAATAGGTGGCATCGAGCGGGGCGGTGCCATTCCAATACAGCGGAGAAGTGTAGAACGTCTGTGATCCTGGCTTGTTGAATACCAGCCAGCCATCGATAAAAGCGACTCGGCTAGAGCCAAGCCATGCTTCATCAACGATTTGCTTCACAGTCTTGGCCGCTAGATTCACCACATACCCATTCGGACCATCGACAATGACTGCAATGCCACCCGCACCATTGTCCCGAATGCATACTGGGCCATTGGTGGATGCGATCGTGCCGATCAAGGCTGCGCTGATAGCACCAAGCGATGGAGAGGTTATCCAATATACATTGCTACCGGATACGACAATAGCAGCCGCCCCACCTGGGAGGGGCCATCCTCCACGGACCGGACCCGTCCCCAATACAGCCAGAGATAGCAGCCCAGGCGTGCCAAGTAGCGCGATCGGCTCTTTGCTATTGGCATGGCGCGAAATCTCCGGATACCAGTTAACCAGTTTCTGCATGTCCTGCAGCGGCATGGGCGCCTCATAAGCCCCGCCGACGAACGGAAAGAGACTCATGGTTATCCCTTAATTGAACCCGCCGTGCAAGATCCAGCCAGCATCATTCTTGGCTTTCCCGGCAATCGCCCGATCATATTGCGCAACGCTCTGCGCCTGCGCATTCAGATTCTTCACTGCCGTTTTAGCCTCTCGATAAAGCTGTTCAAGAAGCGCAGGGAATGGCATTGCGGCTCTGTAGATCGTCCACATTTCCCGACAGAGCGCAATCTTCAGGAAACGGATATACCCTTGCGGCAAGGTAATCACAGTGTTCAACGTCATCGCATCCGCTAGCAGCACATCTGTCCATAGGTGCAATTCGCCAGGCTGGGAGGGAATCGGCCAGAAATATAGCGTGCCCAGTGGAATGGACATATCGTAGTAAACGATTTTTGGCCATGGCCCAGGCTGCGACTTCAATCCGATCGATGAATATTGGTCGATCGACACCGGTTCCATTGGGTAATCGACGGCCGAATAGCCGCTACTGGTGAGCCTGGTATACGCATTCGAGATGCGCAGTGGCCGTGGTACCTTGAAATCGCCCGGCGTGGTAAAGCTGATGGTTTCCTGCGGGAGCGAGCCAGTCGCATTGGCCGACATTGTGACCGTATTTGCGCCGATGGCGGCAACAGTTGTGCCGGCAGGGATGCCGGCGCCTATGAGGTCGCCACCAACCACGATATTGCCAGGCATTGCAGTTACACCAGTGATGACATTACTGCCACCGGTTAGGACCCCAACCAGCATGCCACCAATTGGATTTCCGATGGTATAGATGCCTTTGCCGCCCTGCAGCTGCAACACGTTTTCCACACGCTGATAGCAGGCCAAATGTTCGTTGGATAGGCTATCCAGCAAATCGTTGAAAATCACTAGACCATCGTTGGCATCAGGCAGCTGTAGAACCTCACCAGGCGCATAGGAATTCATGCGCTTGAGCGCCTCTGAGATCACGTCAAGCACCGTTGCCATGGTCTATTACTCCGTTTTCGCCTGACCAGCCTTCTTGTTCGCTGCGGAAACATCATTTTGGCCGATAAAATCATAGGGCTCGGCACTCCATCCCTCGGTAAGCGCGGCTTGTTCTTCGTCGGGGGATGCCACAACCCTAGATCCGAAAGTGCCAGACATCAGGACGGCCTTTACTGTCTCGGCATCGGGATATAGCGAAGGCGCGCGATATAGCATCTTCGGATAATTACTCATGGGACATTCCTCATGACCAGGGGCCGAAGCCCCTGGCGGTTAGAACGAGTTCAGATAGCCACTGCCTGCGGCAATGCTTTCATTCGGCTGCGGACGCGCCACCAAGAAGGTATACGAGCCTGCATTCGGAGTGATCGGAGAAGCAGTGAGATTGCCAAAAACGATGGTGATCTTATCCGGCGTAGTGGTATCCGCAACTGCATCTACGATGATCAGGCCAGCCTGAAAGGCACCAGGCGACGACAGCCAAAGCAGTTGATCGCCGGGCTGAGTGCCCAGGCCAACAGCAGTGAAGGACTGCTGCGCCGTTGTATTGGCCGCCACACTTGCAGGAGTAATACTGGCCGTCTGAAGCGATGCCAGCTTCTGGATATTGCCGACAGGGGACTGCGGTACGGGGTTTGCGGAAATCGCTGGTCCCGGATTGGTATTCGACATTGTCGATTCTCCTGGAAGAGAAAAAGGCCGCGCGAAAGCGGCCTTAAAATGGGTTAACCGGCGATACGGCAGGCCAGTTCACGATACAACGATGCCCAGCCATAGAGCACATCCATACGGGTAGGAATAGCATCGTTGTTGATGGTGTACTGGCGCACTACACGGATGCTCAGGCCGGTTTGTTTGTCTGCGGCACGTCCGGCAAAATGCACACCATCCGGCAATTCCAGATCAGCCGTTGCCAGGGTGAAGGCATCGCGGTGGAAGGCCATCGACTGCGGGCTATAGGTATTGGCTGAACCGAATACGGTGATGGCAGCATTGTTCACTGGGGCTGCGCTCACGTTCTGGAACTGGCCTGCGCTAATGATTGCCGGAGCAATCGTCAGCTGCAGATTGCCAGAGCCGTCCGAAGTGTATTGACCGCCTACAACTTGGCCGAACGAATTGGTGATGGCAGTGAATGTGCCGTTCGACGGCGTACCCACCGGCGGACGAACCACGAATTGACGCAGCTGATTGGAACCCCACTGTGCACGGTTCTGCGGGTTCACCGCATATACGCCGGCAATCGTGATTACGTCACCCACATTCACTACGTTGGTAGAGGCAGTCCACCCAGTGGTATACAGCGTGCCGCTATCGGACCAGCCAGACGTCAGCAATGCAGACGAAGTGCCGCCCGTTCCGAATTTCGGAGAGCCACCCTGGGCGCCCACGCTGTACGAGTTGACGTTCTGGTCCTGATACCAGTCGAAGCCGAGGGTATCACGGCCAAGCAGCCCCTTTTTATACATCTCGCCGATAGTGGCCTGCGGATTGAACAGTCCTTTCAGCGCATCCGCCATACTGATCATGCTGAACGGATCCAGCACAATGCAGCGTTCACCACCGTCCGGCGCGGCCTCCGAGTCCAAGACAGCTTTGGCCGTCAGTGCAGTCAGGGCAGCTGTTGGCTTGGTGCCAGGCGTGCCCACCGCATTGGCGGTATTCTGATAGGCGAATTGCAGGCCATCATAGTCGATTTTGTTGGCGATGGCAGCCACAGCTGGTTTCAGCAAGCGGCGGCTGAAATCGTCCATGGATAGCAAGAGATCAGCCGTACTGAATTGGGTATCGACGTGAAATTGCGTGGTCAGCGTAACAGGCACGCTGGATTCCACGAAATCCTCCACATTCAGCGCCGGACCTACGGTGCCTTTGAAGCGCGCCGGCTTGCGGACGTTCACGGTATAGCCGATCTTTGCACCGGGGATGGCGAACTTGTCGTCATATTCCTTCTTCACCTTGTCGGTGAACACGCATTCGTTTTCCAGCACCATCAACGCTTCGTTGGTGATGTCAGAAATGGTGAGTAGGTTGTTGGCCATTTAGGCTCTCCAGAAACGACAAAACCCCGCGCAAAGCGGGGTTCATCTGAGGGATAGGCTTTTGCGCTATCGCCGGCGCTGCGCCGCCTGCTGGGCGGCACGGTGCGCTTTATATTCCTGATACGTCATCTGGCTAGTTGGCTTTTCCACTGGCGTACTGGCGTTTTTCAGGGGATCGATTGGCGGTGGCGCTTTCGATGTTTCAGGTTGTTTGGCAGCTGGTTGAACTGATTGCTGATTTGGCTTTTGCACTGGCGCAGCCATGGCATCCTCAAGGCGCCCGAGCATCTTCAATGCCTCTGTTGGACTCATCGCCATCAGCTTGCGCGCCTCTTCCGGATGTTGAGCAAAGTGATAGGCCAATTGCGGGCCATAATCGCTCTCCACCACTGCGGCAAAGAGGTGATTCGGCAGCTCAATGGACGAATTGCCAACGACTTCATCGAAGTCGGTCAGATCCGCTTTGGCCGCCTCCAGTCTGCGCTGCCAGTTGTCAGCAAGTTGCCGCTGGGCTGCCTGCACGTTTGCTGTCTCTTGCTCCTGCTCGCGCTCCTTGATGCGCTGATCAACTTTCCAGTCTGTCAGTGCTTCCTGGTAGTCGGCATCGCTCACAAATTGCGAGCGTTCTGGCCTTGGATCATCTTTCGCCGGTTGCACATTGGGCTGGGCGTGCAGCCGTTGCCGCACTTCTTCCAGTTCGGCCTGGAGTTGGGCAACACGCGCATTAGCATCGCTTTCGCGTGCGCGCGCCTCATTGCGCTCATGGCGGGTTTTGATGAGTTCCTCTACCAGCGGCTTGCGCGGTTTATGCTGGCTGTTTTGTTGCTGTTCGGCGATCTGTGTTTCAGCCAGTGGATTGCCATCGTCACCGGTATTTTCAGGCGAGGCTTGCGTTTCGGCCGGGGGTTTCTGCGTATCGCCTATCAGTTGGGCCATCAGGGTTTCAGAGGTAACAACAGTGCGTGATTCAGACATGGATAACTCCACGAGGCCCACATATGAAAACGCCCAGCGCGGCTGTGGGCACCGGGCTAGGCAGGGTATTTCTATAAGGTTCAGCTATTCAGCCGTATTCAATGGGTTGCTTCATTGTCTATCCTGCCCTGCGCCTTGGCCGCCTCTTTCTGCAGATCCAAGTGTGCCAGGATCAAGGCAATCTGATCTTGCATGTGCTGGACTGTCACGGCGGTCGCATCTCGACTCTCAACGTCATGACGCTTCGTCATGTCCTGCATTTCAGTGCGACGGTCCTGGCCTTCCTGTTTCACCTGCTCGACGCTTAGTCGATATTTCTGGTCCAGCGTGAGCTGCTGAACTTGTTGTCCAAGCTGCTGATTCTGCGCCTGCAGCTGTGCAATCAAAGATTTTGCTTCTTCTGGAATATTATCCGGAAGATTTTGCGCCGCCTGAGCAATCGGATTGGCTGCAGCAAGTCGATCGGCGATGAGGTCTGCGCCCGGCCAATCGAACTGGCGGAACACAATATCATCCGCAATTGCGGAAACCCTCTCTCCCAGAGGAGTGGCCAGCATCTGCAGCATATGGTCCGCGGCGTCCTGGCGCTTGGTTTGATAGCCAGGCCCCGTATCGATCACCACATCGTATTCACCCACCGTTACATCATTCAGAACTGCAGCAATGGCACCAGCTTCATCGAGCTGTTTCTGATTGATCGTCATGCTGGATGGAACACCGTCCTCGCCGATGATACGAATCGTACGCTCGGTATCGTAGTAATGCGGGATGAGGTCCAGAATGATCTTGCCGGTGTGGCGAATCGATCGACACAGATTGTCATAGAAGTGGAAGTTGGACATATCCGACTGCCGCTGGCGACGCTGCACCATTACGCCGGATGTTTCCTGGCCCGCTGCGCCGAGCGCTGGGTCGAACATCCCAGCCACGGCTTTCATATCCTCGCTGGCCCCCATGGCGGCATTGATCTGCGCTGCCGGCATGCCCTGGGGTTCTAGCCTCTGCGGGGGTGGGACCGGTGTACCGTCTTGAACGGTCGGCTTATAGGGCAAATACGCATAGGATTTCTGGTTAGCAGCATTCCAGACATCCTCATAGCCTTCTATCTGCTCTTCAGCCACCAGCCATGGCGCTTTAGGTGCAAGCGCAACTACCTCAGTTTCTGCAGAACGCCAGAAATTATACATGCGCTGAGGATCCTGCAGCGCGCGTACCATACCATAACGGATTACTTTCCCCTCTAGCTCATATTCAGCGCCATAGACAGGAACGACTGGAATCCAACGCCCAGGCCATTCTCGCGTTTCAAGCACTTCCAGCGCGGTCATCTTGTACCACATAACACGACGCCTGGTGCTATTGCGCTCATGGGCAACGGAAATCCCTGCGGCTTTCAGGGCGGCCATATCTATCTGTGATTTGTAGCGAACTTGGCCATTGCTGAGCATGCACAATACATCTGCCGTATGCTCAACCTTCCAATACTCGGCAATTCGTATTTCATCTTGCCGTGCCCACACATGCAGGTCATCACCACTGCCGAGCGCGCGGAAGTCTACCCATTGAGCACGCGGGTATTTGCGCTCGAACTGCTTCTTGGTCACGAGATCGGTAATGATGCACCACTCAGCATCACTGCCGTCCGGCGCAGTGCTATTCGGATCCATATAGACCGTGAACGGATTGCGCACACGGTCTATGTACAGTTCCTGATCAAAGCTATCCTCGCGCACATAACGCGACGCGACACGCCAATAGCCCCAACCCATTCGTACTTGGAAGTCGGCGCCAGTATCGTAGGCGGTATCTGCATTGCTGTTGACCTGGATATGCCTCATCAATCCGGCAATGACCTTTGCCTTTTCCTTATCTGCGCCATCAGCTACTGGGTGAACGGAAATGCGTGGCCGCTGCTCCCGCATATTGTTCACAGCTTGGCGCACAAAGCTATCGGTTTTGTTGATGGTCAAACATGGGCGATGCTCAAGCTCTCTGGCAGTCTGAATAAAAGCCGGCCACTGATCGCCAGCAGCAAACTTCAGATCAAGGAGCGCCTCTGCACGGTTCTGCGACTCAGCCTCTACCGCGATCTTAAGCGCCTCCTGGCATTCCCTGATGATCGCGCTCATATTATCCCATCCATCCACCCGGTCCAGTTGGCACCACAATGCGGCGCCGTGGCTCGGCCGTGACTATGTTTCGCTTGATCGCGCGTCTCGCCCCTTCGCAGGCATAGCGCAATGCATCGATCACATGGTTGTTCTTATCTTCCAAGAGCGGCACGACCTGCCCAGTCAGCGGATCCGTTTTATAGCTGTAAAGCGTCAATTCATCGATCGTATGCTTGCAGCGTGGATGCACGATGATATCGAAGCTCTTCAGGAACTCAATGCCTTCTTCTAGGCTCTTTGATCCCTTGATGGCCGCTGTAATACGCGGAAACCCATGCTTCTGCATATGGCTGATAGTCTCAGGCCTTGCGCTATCAGCCGTAATTGGCCATCTCTCTGCCTCGGGCACGCTCATGAACAACTCGGGGAGGTTAACAATCTCGCAACCGACCTGATACGCCTCATAGTCGATATAAAGCGCATTACCTTCGATGCTGCAACGGATGAGAACCGAAGGATCCACCGAAAACCCCCAGTCCGCCCCGAGCCGGAAAATCGTTCCCGCAGGCCGCTCGAATTCTTCTATACGCCAGTTTCTGAATACCCGAGCTTCGCTGTTTCGCTGATATTCACCAAGCCAGATATGCGCATATTTGTCGGGGTCTCGACGCCGGTCGTACTCCATTTCGTCAACCAGCGTGGTTTCGTTGAACCACGGATTGTCAAAATAGTTGGCCTCAACCACTACTGCGCCTGGCGGCAATTCCTCGCCACGGAGCAGGACATCTACAGGATCAGTTGGCTTTGATGGATTCCAGGAAAACCATAACTCCGAACCAGGCTTACGAATCGTCGGACGAAGCATATCCAGGGAGCGCTGGCTAAGCGTTTGCGCCTCTTCCACCCACGCCCTGTCAAACCCCTCGAGGGATTTAATCGACTCCGCAGTATGGTTCTGCATGCCCTGGAAAATGATCAGGCCGCCATGAATGCTCTTTATCTTCGCGTCCTGCACTTCGAAGTAATATCCTGCATTCAGTTTCTCGATTTTATGCTCTAGCAGCTTCTTCACTGACTGATCAAGCGACTTCTGATTTTCACGAATGCAGACTGCATCTATCTTCGAAGTAGCGGATTCCTCGATCAATAACTCGCCGAAGAAATGCGATTTTCCCGAACCACGGCCGCCTCGAGCCCCTTTATATCGCGCAGGTTCGAGCAAAGGCACGAACACGCGCGGAGTGAGGATTTCGAGGCTTTGCATATCAAGTCTTCGGGTCGATCACTCTGCGAGTAATGGTCTCAATCTTGCCGGAGTGATTTACCTCGGCTTCTACTTTGTCACGCCATTTTGCCGACTGACGGTTCTTGAGCCAGAATATTGCAGCCGTGGTATCGGGGGGGTAATGCTTAACCAGCGGTGTCTCGACTATCGCGCCATCAATCACGCGAATATCTACATCCGGATGCTCGTATCCTGTGGCGCGCTTGAACAGCTTGTCAGCCACTTCAGCGTCGGCCAAATCCTTGCCATTCCTTATGGACTCAAGAAATTCAGGATATGCTGTTTTCCAATTGTTGATCGTCTGCTCGGATACCCCGAAGAAATCGGCGAGTTCTTTGTCAGTTGCACCAAGGCGGCACAGCTTACGCGCCTGCTCGGCAAAGACATCGCAGTACTTAGGCGGCCTGCTCATTTTCAAACACCCAACAGACATCCGCTTCTTGCATGATCAAGTAACGCTGTCCGTCCTCGTAATGCTCTCGATAGTCAAATTCGCCGAATGCGATTCGATCGCCAACTTTCACATCCAGGGGAATACGCTTCCCAGCCTTGTTCAGCTTCCCTGGGCCAACAGCCATGACAGCACCCGTGCGCCCAAGATGCTCTTGGCTCGAAGCGAGTAGCGATTCTCGGGTCTTCACGATTAGCCCGGCAGCCGTGATGTCATCGCGATAGGCATCAGGAAGCACCGCAATGCGGTCTTCAGTTGGCTGAATCATTTGCGGATTTCTTTCTTCTTTGGGCGCTTGACGTTGTAAGCAATCGCAATCGCCTGCTTAAGGGGCATCCCAGGATGGGCGTTCTTCTCGGTCCGGATATTCTGGCTGATCGCTTGCTTGCTTAGGCTGCTCAATAGCGGCACGGTCATTTCCTTTCGGTCTCAAAGCGCACCGCTTTGATCAGGTTCTCCATTCCCGCAACAAGCTGCCTTTCTGCTTCGGAGAGGGCTATTTCGGCATCTGGGCATGGCTCACCACTGCGCCTGCGCATTTCCAAGCGGCGCCTAGTGTAATCCAGCAAAACGGCTACATCGCCGCATGTTTCTTCTGTCTCCCGTTCCCAGCGTGTCTTGTCATTCGCGGCCATTCTGACCTCGCAAAAAACAAAACCCGTCACATGGACGGGTTCAATACAGGATGGGGAGACTACACCAGAATGACAAACAGCCCATACGCTGGACGCAATATGGGCTGCTGCAAATAATGGTAGTTTGGCCGGATTAGGATGTCAAGGAATTAGGCTGTAAGCCTTTCCCGATGGGCGTTTCGGGCAGAATAAAAAATCAGCAAATCCAAAACCTGAACTTCGATGGTAGCAAGACCTGAATTGAAGCGCGAATCCAACGTTTTCTTGGCATGCCCCCAGTAATCGGTGATGGTCTGACGACTCCGGCAAAACATCTCGGCAATTTCGGCATGCGTATGCTCCAGCCCATCGCGCGCCCAGCCTCGTGCCATCATCCGGCGCAGCTTCACATCAGGCCACGGCAGCACTTTGGCAGCCTCGTTGATGGCGCGGATGTCGCCAGTATAGAACGCGGCAATCGCGCTATATTCGCCAGGCGGTAGACGTGCGATCTTCGCCAGGATATCGGTAGCCATTTGCTTTTTCTCATCGGGGCGCAAGTCAGATATGCAACCCGGGACTTCCTGCCCAAACCTCTGAATCTTGACTGGAATTGCTTCTGACATTTGAAATGCCCATCCGACAAGGCCACGCACCGTGGAAAATTGCATATGTCACCCCCTGTTTTTCTTATGCCGCGGTATTGCTCAAAACTCCTCGACGGCCCAGCCGCCACCGTATTTCTTGGCGAGCACTTTTACCGCAACGATGCGGAACGGGAACATGTCGGCCGCAATCTTGATTTTGGCGCGCGCATCGTCCTGCCAGAACCCCTTGACCTCATGGAGCTCGATCTCATTGTTGCTGAGCATTACGACAAAGTCCGGGCTGTAGAACGTATTGGCAGCCAGACGAAGTTTGACCCCCTCAAATTTGAACCAGGCCACTTCTCCGGCTTGCTGCCGCTGCTGCAGGTGCCGGGCATAGGCCTCCTCGGTCCGATTCATCGTGCCAGTCTTGAGGCGCCCCAGCGCCTGCATTCCTAGCTTGGCGGACGAATTCTTGGGGCAGGCAGATCCGTTTTGCATCACTCATCCTCTTCAGTCACGGGGGCGTTCTTGATTTCGTAAATAATCACCAGAATCCCGGCGATTAGCATTGCGATGCTGGCAATCTTGAACCAACTCATTAGGCAGCCTCATCGATAGCGCCGGGGTAATTCGGCAAATACTTCCGCAAGCATTCCGGTACAGGCTGGCGCGCATCACGAATCGCCTCAGCCGCCATGCGGCAGCAGTGGGAACCGCTGCGATATACGCCCTGCTCGACTTGCCGCGCGATGGTATACGCCCATTCAACATTCGCGCGACCGACCGTGCCAGTTGTCTTCACGGCGCCACCCACTTCCGACAGCCGTATTTGCGCTTCCTCGCGGCTCATGCGCGGTGCGGCTAGCGCTTTGGCTTCGCTCGCCTTGAAATCCTCGTTAGTAGGGCGGTAGTCGCGATTGACACAGGCCTGGATGAATTCGTCCGAGCTGGGCGCACGGCGGAATTTGCTGTTTAGCCCGTGCTGGATATCGGCCGTCGACAAGTCGCGCAACTCGTACGCCCATACGTCCATGGCTTCCAACAGGCCGGTATCCTTGCCTTCGTTCGGTTTTCCCTTCGGTACGATCTCGCCCGATCGGTAGCGGTTGACGAACTCGCTGCCAAAGCGGCCACGAAGGGCGCGGAAAATGTTTTCTACAACTGCACGGCTAAGCGGGGAGTTGCTCATAGTCGCCTCCGTCTTCAGGGTTCAGGTAGTGCGATCCAACGCTCAGCGTGTTTGCGGCAGCGCGGCGCTGTTCGTCGTAGTCAGGGAAAGACCGAGATGTTCCGGGAGAACCGCGGTTACGGTCGGCGTTGATCTGCATAGCGTCGAGCAGCCATTTGCGGAATTGCGCTTGCCAGGCTCGCACGTCGTCACGTCGAGAACCGGCAGCCTGGTGGTGGGCAATGAACTTGGCGCATTCGATGTCCAGATCCAGGCCGAACTGGCTGGCATGCATGCGTGCGGTGCGGCAGGGCTGGAAGTCCCCGGGGACAGGGACACCGCCGCGTCCCCACGCGTACGTGTCACCCACTACGGAAGACACGCTAGTGTCTGTAGTAGTGGTTATATCTATATCCCTGTCCCTTGGAGTGCGTTTCCCGGGGGACTCAGGCGGGACATCGTCTTGCTGTCCCTGAGACATTTTCGGGATGTCCCCGGGGACATTTGCCGTGTGTCCCTCAGGACAATCCAGAGACATCCACTCTTCGAACGTGGGGGGGTTGTACGGTTGCTTGTGCCGCTGGCACTGCTTCTTGAGGCGTGCGCACTCGGTCGCCCAGCGTTGCTTGAGCTTGGCGCGCCAAGCCTCGTTTGCCTTCTCGGCTACCACCGGGTGATACAGGCGGCCGTCGCTGCACTTAATCCAGCCGCGCAGGGCGCCGGAACGCACCTTGAGCCATTCCTTGATGACACGGCCGTAGCCGGCCAGGCGTGCGAGCACCGTGTCGTCGTCGGGCAGGCTGGCGGCTGGCACCTGGTGCCAGCTGGCGCACCACAGCAGGATGCCGGCCCGGAATTCATCACCATCCGAGAGCGCGGCGAAATCGCTATCACGCAGACGGACAACGTCCATCGGCATGAACGCGAAGTCGCGCAGGTCGCAGTCTGGATGGGTAAGAGGAGAGGTGCTCATGCGCAATGCCCTTGAAAAGCACTATCCGCGAAGCGCAGACAGCGCCTCCATAAATATGAACTTTGAATAAATCGCACTGCCAAACAGCCTTGGGAACTGCCATGCCTGCGCCTTGGGCGCATTAAAAAACGGCGCTTTCACGCCGCGATCCTCACTGAATTGCCGCCGCATTCCCCCTTACCACTACGGGCGCACCGGCATCCGGCACCAACCTGGCAGAGGTAGGCCAGCGAATCTAGATACTGTGGCGATACCGCGACGAAACCGACTGCTGCAATCGCCGCATCCAGCTTGTCCTCGGTAATTCCCATCTGGCCGGAAAGAAATCGGCTTACCTGACTGCCATCCCAGCCCAGCAAATCCATGACCCGGGCCTTATCCCGTGGATCAGAGAGTGCGCTGCGCAAGGCCCGCGCCAGTGAAGGTGCCACAAGGCTGTCCATCGTTCATTCCCTTTCAAAAAATGTTGAATGCGCTTGCATTCGTGATGCTGGAAAGTGGGCCAAGCCGGATCTTCAGTGCCGCGTGTCGACGCCGGCATCCGACTTGTGCACGCCCTGGCCGAGCTCGGGCCAGAAGCGTTGCCAGTCGTCTGGGCGCAGTTCTTGGCGGGTGACGGCACGCTCGGACTCGCGCTCGATAGCAACGCATATGTCAGCGCCCAGGAACTGGCCTGTGCTTAATGCCTTGCGCAAGTAACCGAGCGACGTGCCGCAGCGCGATGCGAAATCGTGCTGACGGAGAGGGGGTAGCCCGTTCAGGTAGGTTCGAAGGTCCATGAGACTTCCTCATTGGCAGATATTTGAACATTACCAAACGGTAAAGCATAAATCAATACCAAACGGTGTTTTACCTAATGGTATATATCTGAGATTCTTGCGAGATGGATATCGTGCAGAACAGAAGAGCGCGCCTACGCGCTTGGATAGATCAACATTGCAACGGCAGTCAGGCTCAGTTCGTCGAGATGACAGGCATCAACCAGGGCGAACTTTCTGGCCTATTAAGAACAAAATCATTTGGAGAGAAGAAGGCTAGATCGCTTGAAGTTTCGGCTGGTATGCCCGTAGGCTGGCTTGATCAGGTCGCGCCCGAAGAAGTTTCGAGGAAAGCAGGTGACCTTGGGCCGGCTGTTGAAACTCCGATGCGCCCGGTGGTGGTGGTCGAGACACAGGACGACATCCAGCACGATGTTTTCGAAGTGCCACGCTATACGCTGAAGGCATCAGCGGGGCATGGGGCTCCGATGTTAGAAGTAGACACGAAGGGCACTCCAAATTATTGCCGCGGCGGCTGGGCCAAACAAAACGGCTACCGCAGGGAAGACCTGTTCAGCATTGTGGCCGTGGGCGACAGCATGGAGCCAACAATCCCTGACGGCGCCAGCCTAATCGTGCACCGACAGCAACATATCGTGAATGGCAAGGTGCACGTCATCTGCAAGGGCAACGAGTGCTATGTGAAGCGCCTGTTCAAGCAGATGGATGGCTCGGTGTTGGTGCACTCGGATAACCAGGCAGTCTACAAGGATGTGATTGTACAGCCGGATGACCCGGAGGTGCTGCATGTGGTCGGGGTAGTGGTTTCAGTGAGCTTCAACCTGTAGCCATGAGGCTATCGATTGCGAGGATGAAACGCTTGAACAAGATGATGTTCTTCATGATGCTGTCGCTTGCGTTGCCGGCCGCCAATAGTTATGCAGAATGCGTTGCTGGGACTAAGAGCAAGACGACCTTTCGAGTGATCGATGGGCACAATATCCTCCTCTCTGGAGGTTATGGCCCGGAAATATTTATCAAGACATTCGATTATTTTAACCAGTACTCCAGAGTCGAGATTCTTATGGACAGTTTCTGTGACTATCAAACAGGAGTCCTCTATATCGATGGGCGCATCGTGAACGTAAACGAAGTCAAAGTACTTCGATAGCATCCGCGCTCCACCACTCACAATCATACAAGCCGCCTGCATAGGCGGTTTTTGTTGTCTGCAGCTTCGCTGCGCCACTCCTAAATGAAACTCGTCGATCTCATCAAGGCTAATCGTTGCAAAAATGAGGAAAACTTACCAAGAAAATTACTAAATGGTATTGACTTTCGAATACCGTTTGGTAATACTTGGTTCAACAGCAGCGAACACCGCCGCATCGATCCTTAACAAGCCGTAGCACTACGGAACCCGCCCAGCCGAGAAGAGGGCGGCACCACGGTACACACGACCGGATGCGCGATGCAGGAGGCACGAGGCTAACCCTGCATCGGTGGCAAGGGCCTTAACGCAGGATGGGGTGTGTGGCGGGGTGAGAAAGAATTTCAAGCAGAAACCCATTAGGGCGTGACGGGAAACGGGGCCCACCGGTGCATAAGGCAGAAGGATGCGTGAAACGCGTAGACGCCGAACCCCGCAATGCAGGCTGTGAGAGACCAGAAGCTAACAAGACACGACAGGATGCCGGCAGGGACAGCGGATACCTAGGTTGAGATCTGCTTGTGACACCACGGAAAGACGTGGGGAGCAGGCCTTCGCAAGAGGGCCGGCACCAAAGGCGCGTGACAGGTGGCCTTTGGTGTTACCCAACACTCAACCATATCCCCCTGGAGGTAAAGCCATGATCACCAAGACCAAGCAGAACTGGACTGTGGGCGCCACCGTCAAGGTCGGTTTTCTGTCCCTTGTTGTGAAAGCTTCCGTCGCCACGCCGGGCGATTACCTCCCGGACGCCTACATCCTGGCAAATCAGGCCGGCACCCAGTTGTATCGCTTCGTCCCGCATAACGGGCTGGAGAAGATCAGTGTGGACGAGGCGCGCGAGATGCTGGCCAAGGCTGAGCATTACGCAGCGCAGGTAGCTGCGAAAGCAATCGCCAAGGCTGCGGCCGTGCGCGAGATCGATGCAGTGTTTGCCGCCTGATCTGCGCCGCTTCTCACGAGGCGGCATCGTCAAGCACCCAGCGCGAGCAAGCGCGGTACCGGCGGCCTGAGCAATGCGCCTGGCCGAACGCCCGAATAGCTGCCGCTGGATGTTTGACGATGTAGAGCGGTATCCACACAGAAGCGGCGGCGTGGAAAGTCGAAGACACGCTAGAGGGTCGGCTCGATAAATATGCCCGACCAGCAAAGGCAGGAAGGTGGCCGCAGACCTCTCTACCTTGGGATGCCAAGGATGAAGTCGAAACACATCGCCGGAGTAGCGCCCGGCCCGCTTCTGTGTGGGATTCGCGGATGCCTCCACCGTCCAGGTGGTTCGGATCAAAACCTTCGGCGAGCCCACGCCAATTTTCCCCCGTAGTTCTCCTCGAGCTTGACCGCCGGTCGTTCACACCCCGGCCGGCGGCTCTTTTTTCTCGAAAGGACAGCCATGAACAAGCCAGCCACCGTGCTACTGCACCCGGCGTGCGCAAGCAACCTGCAAACCGTCGATGCAATCGAGGCCGCCACCGGCCTCCGTGCGGTGATCAGCCGCAACAGCCGGGTAGTGCGCCTGGTGCCGGTGCTGAAAGTGGTGGCCGGCAAGCGGGTGAGCGCATGAAGCGCCTGATCAAGTCGTATCTGTGGGCATTGCTGGTGGTGGCGATCTACTTCGCCGCCGGCGCTGCCTGCCAAGCCATGGAGTATGTGCGATGAGCCTGAAAGCCCTATCCGAGCGCGTGCTGCGCAACCACCGGGACGATGACACGCAGGCAGAGCTGCGCGCCGTCGCCATCGAGCACGAAGCCGACCTGCTGCTGACGGACCCTGTGCGCGGCCTGGAGCTGGCCGACGAGTTCCTGCAGGAGGTGTTCCTCGACAGCGGGCTTGAGCAGCAGCTTCTGGCGCTCACCCTGCGCGCGTTGTGTTCGATCAACGCCGGCAAGCCGCTGATGGTGGATATCCGCGCCGACTTCCCGATGCTGGCGGCGCTGGCCGACAAGATGACCGAGGCGCGCGCCGCGGCGGTGATCGATGAGGCTAAGAAGGTGCGGCCGTTCGAGCTGCCTGATACCGACCGCTGGCTGGGGGATGTCGCAGCATGAACACCTTGAGAGCAGTTCAGCGGGCCGCGTGCTCGCTCGGCATCCACGACAACGTCGAATACATCGACCAGGTGCTGCTGCCGGAGCTGATCGGCGCAGTGGTCGAGCGCCGCCGGCCGCCGGCAGAAGAGGGCGCCAGCGAATGGCGCGTGAACTTCGACGGCTGGGAACTGGTGGTGCGTGGCCACTACCGGCCGCCGGCCGGCGCCGACAAGGCGCGCTTCGACGTGACCGCCGCCTATCACCCCGACAGCGCGGTGGACGTGAAAGACCTGTTCGACGATCTGGCCACCTTCATGGTGGTGCACATCGAGTGCCAGATCGAAGAAGCCCATTTGGAGGACGCAGCGTGAACGACGAAATCAAGCGGCTATTGGAACTGGCGGCCAAGGCCATCGGGCTTGAACTGAAGCCCATGGAGGTAAAGAACGTGACTTTCAAGGGTGACGACAAATTTATCGGCTACATGACGGACCCGGAAAAGTGGCCGAGTGGTTGGTTTTGCCCGCACAAGGACGATGGCGATAGCCGCCGCCTGGAGGTGGCGCTTCGCATGGATGTCGGACAGGGCTATGAAATGGCCTTCGCAACCGCAACCGTGCCGACCGCAGAGGTTCCAGAAGGCGAGTTCGCGCCGTGTATCCACGCCGAGGCCGATGAAGAATATAGCGCGCATGGCGGCGAGGCATTGACGGCAACTCGAATGGCTGTTTTGCGCTGCGCGGCCAGCATAGGCGAGCAGATGCAGGAAGGCGGTGCAGCATGATCGGCCACGACACCAAAGTGCGCGATTGCATCGAGGCCATTGCCGAGGTGCGCAGCCATATCGCTATCCGCGGCGCTCAGCCGCGATTCAAACCACGTTCCGATGAGCTGAAGCGCCGCTGGGATGCCTATGAGCAGGCTCAGCAGCTCAAGCGGCTGATAGGCACCGATCCCTACTAAGGACAAGAACATGACCGCCACATCCCGTGAAGAATGGCTGGCCCTGCGTAATACCGGCATCGGCGGCAGCGACGCCGGCACCGTGCTGGGCGTTAACCGGTACAAGCAGCCCCTGGAGCTTTACAAGGAAAAGCGTGGCGAGCTGGTGCCGGACGATATCTCCGACAAGCTGGCGGTCCGGATTGGCCACGGCCTGGAAGACTTCGTCGCCCAGCTCTACACCCAGGAAACCGGCCAGCGGGTCGAGCGCTGCAATACCCTGCTGCGCCACCCGCAGCACCAGTGGATGCTGGGTAATGTCGACCGCCTGGTGTGGGAGGGCGACAAACGCCCGCAGCACCGCGGCGAGATCCGCACCCGCAAGCTGCTGGAGTGCAAGACCACCCTCAGCAAGTTCATCGACTCGGAAGAGTGGGGGCCGGGCGGCACGGACCAGGTGCCTATCCACTACCTCGCGCAGTGCCAGCACTACATGGCCGTCACCGGGGCCGAGCATTGCGACCTGGCTGTGCTGATGGCGGGCCCTGACTTCCGGATTTATCCCATCGCCCGCGATGACGACCTGATCGCCAGCATGATCGAGCGCGAGGGCGAGTTTTGGGAGCGGGTGCAGTCCGGAGCCGAGCCGGAACTGGTCTATGAGCACCCGTCCACCAGCGACCTGATCGCCAAGCTGTACCCGGGCACGGATGGCCAAACCATCGACCTGCCGCCCGAAGCCGCGCACTGGAAGACGGTCATGGACGAGGCGAAGGAGCAGGCCAAGCTGTACGAGGCCGTCGCCACCGGCGCCAAGAACCATTTCCTCAATCTGATGAAGTCGGCGGCAATCGGTCGCCTGCCGGATGGTACCGGCTTCACTCGCAAGGTAATCAAGCGCGACGGCTACACGGTCGATCCCGTCCAGTACGTCGATTTCCGATTTGCTAAGAAACTCAAGGATGCAGCATGAGCAACATCATCGAACACGACGCGCCGGCAGCGCTGCCGGTTTACCACGGTGACGCGATGTCCACCGCGGCCATGGTTTTGGACCGAGATACCGTCAACAGCATGATGCGTGTGGCGGAGATCATGGCCAGTGGTAAAGCAACGGTGCCGCAGCACCTGCGGAATAGCGCGGGCGACTGCCTGGCTGTAGTGATGCAGGCGATGCAATGGCGGATGAACCCGTTCGCCGTGGCACAAAAAACCCATCTGGTAAACGGCACGCTGGGCTACGAGGCACAGCTTGTGAACGCTGTTATCCAGGCATCCGGCAGCATCGTCGGCCGCTTCCACTACGAATACCAGGGCGAAGGGGCGGCGTTGTCCTGCCGTGTCGGCGCGGTGCTGCGCGGCGAAACCGAGATCACCTGGGGCGAGTGGCTGCGCTCCAGTGACGTGACCACCAAGAACTCGCCGCTGTGGAAGACCAATCCGAAGCAGCAGCTCGGTTACCTGCAGGTCAAGAACTGGTCTCGCCTGTACTGCCCTGGCGCGATTCTCGGCGTGTACACGCCGGAGGAACTGGAGGATGGCCCGGCGCGCGGGCCGATCGATGTCACGCCCAGCGCGCAGTCTGCGCCACCACCGTCCACGCGCGCCGGGCAGTTAAAACAGCACCTCGGCGCTAGGCCGGCTGCTCCGGCTCTCCCTGCGCCCTCGCTGGACGATGTTTTGCAGGCAATCAATAGCGCCATGTGCAAGGCGGACATGGACAAAGCCAAGGCAATAGCCAAGCAGCTGACCGATCCGAAGGATGTTGATCAAGCCTTCGATCGCTATGAGAGGCGCGTGCAGGAGCTGAAGGCGCAGGCCGAGAAGTCCCAGGCGCCGGCCTTCGACGCCGCCGGCTTCGCCAAGCGCTTGGAAGCCTGCAGCGATATCGACACGCTGGACCTGATGGCCGACGAAGTGCGCTCGATCACCGACGACGCGGTGCGCGCGCACCTGGAGAACGTCTACCACGAGCGCCGCGCGGTGCTGCTGGAGGGCTAAGCCATGTTCCACCGCAGAGGGCTCAGCAAGCCCGCCAGCGAGTGTTACACCCAAGAGCGCCTTCGGGCGCTTTTGCATGACGCCGAGAGCAAAGCGGCGCCGGGCTGGGATACCGAGTTCATCACCGACCTGTCGGGCCGCTTCAAAACCTACGGCATGGGCGTGCTGCTGAGCACGCTACAGCGCCACCACCTCGAACGCATCGCAAACCAGTAACCCCTCGCTATATAGCAACCCCCGGAGAAATCACATGTCCGAAAACGCCATCATCGAACAGCTGGAAGACAAGCGGCTGGAAGAGGAAACCAACAAATTTGCCGCCGAGTTTCTGCTCGGCGAGCTGATCAAAGCCGCCTCCAAGCAGTTCAAGGAACTGGCGCTGCCCTGGCACAGCATGAGCCAAACCGAACAGGAAACCGTGCTGCACCGCCTGAAAGAGGACTGCTGGACGGCGGCCAAGAAGGCCATCATCTGCATCGCCAGCGACAACCGCGTGAACTTCCGCGCTGAGGTGAAGAGCGTGCAGTTCCTGGACGGCGAGGTGAAAGCACAGCTGGTGATGGTCAACACCCCGGAAGCGCACGATCTGGCCAATGCAGCCGGCGGCCACGTCACGATCGTGATCGAGGACGGCAAGCGCTATCTGGAGGTCGGCGACGCCTGCGATGGTGAGCCGGACCAACATGCGCTGTTCGACGAGTCCACCGGCGGCGAAATGGCTGCGGATGCTGATGCCGTTGTCGGGGATGACGATGAAGGGCCGAAAGGGCCGGCTGAGGTGCGCTACCGCCATCCGGACGACGAGGGCCTGACTTGGTCCGGTCGTGGTCGTAGGCCGTCCTGGGTGCAGAACTGGCTGGATGGCGACGGTACGCTGGAGCAGCTGGATACCTTCCAGCCCGCGGAACAGAAAGCCGCCTAACCCCGAACTTCCCACGGCCGCCGCAAGCGGCCGTTTCTCAAGGAATACCCCCATGAAAGACCTCGCCATCATCGTGGCCGTTGCGCCCGTATCGCCCGGCTATGTCAAGCGCCTGCAGCGCGTGAACGCCAGCCTGCGCAGCCACGTCGAGCGCGCCGAGAAGGAAAACCGGCGCCTCAGCGAAAACAACCGCCAACTCTGGAACAACCTCGAAGCCAATCAGCGCGCGGCGCGTGAACTGGAAGAGGCCAAGCTGGAAGCCGAATACGACCAGGGCAAGCTCTTGCGCCAAGTCGAGCAGCTGCAGGCCCAGGTGAAGGAGCTCGGGCGCCAAAACATCGCTTTGGCCGCGCAAGCTGAGCAGGCCCAGTTCCTGGAACAGCAGCTGGAGGCCGCGGACGCCGAGAAACTGGAACTGCGCGCCGCGCTGGCTGTGGCCAAACTGCCGGCCGGCAGCCGCGACAACGTGATTCAACTGGTACGGGAGGCAGCATGAGCGACCAGGAAAAGAAGCCTTCTTGCCCGTACTGCGGCAAGCCGATCGAAACGCCGGTGGGCCGCAAGATCATCGACCGTGGCTGGAATCAGGCTACGCGCAAACAGTATGTCCGCGAGCGCCAGATGGATTTCTGCTCGGCGCGGTGCGGCGGCAATTACCAAATGGGATGCGAAGGATAAGCCATGAAAATCAGCCGCTTTGCAGTGAAGAACTTCCAGGGCCTGCACGCCTTCGACCTGCCGGTGCGCGCTCCGCTGCTGATGTTCACCGGCCCGAATGGCGCCGGTAAGTCCAGCGTCCGCGACGCGATCGCCATGGGCCTCAGCGGCGCGCCGACCCGCGTCAGCAAGAAAAAGGACTACGACCAGCTGGTGCACGAGTCGCACCAGACCGCCAGCATCGAAATCGACCTGGCCGACGGCCGCCGTTCGGTGACCGCGCTGCCGGGCGATGGCACCAAGTTCGCCGGCAATGCTTCGATCGACGACCAGGACAAGGCCCGGGCGGCGCTGCCGTACCTGCTGGCGCCGCAGACCTTCGCTGCAGCTACCGCCGACGACCGCCGCGGCGTGCTGTTCACGCTGACCGGCTGCAAGGCCAGTACCGGCGAGGTATCCAAGCGCCTGACCGCACGCGGTGCCGACAGCGCCAAGATCGAAGCGGTGTTGCCGCTGCTGCGCGTGGGTTTTCCTGAAGCCGAGAAAGACGCCAAGGGCCGCGCCATGGAAGCCAAGGGCGCCTGGCGCGCGGTGACCGGCGAAACCTACGGCGAAAAGAGGGCAGAGACCTGGAAGGCGGAAAAGCCGGCTGTGGCCGAGCAGGATCTGCTGCAGGCCGAGCATGACCTCGATGTGGTCGATGGCGAGATTACCCAAGCCAATCAGGCGGTGGGCGAACTGCAGGCGCGTTGGAATGCCCAGCAGGGCCGCGCGCAGAAGATCGCGCAGCTGGAGGAAGCCGCCGGCAAGCTGGAGCGGATCCGCACCAAGCTGGCAGCCGATGAAAGCGACCTGGCCGCCGCCCAGGCGAAGGTAGACCGTCTGTCCGATTCGAAGCTGAGCCAGGACGCGCTGCCGTGCCCGTGCTGCAACGCCATGCTGGTTGTGCGTGACGGCCAACTGGTGGAAGCCGGCCCGCTGGCGCACGGTACCGAAGACGATCTGGCCGCGCTGCCGGAGTTGACCAAGGCCCGCGACATGATGCAGCGCGCCGTCGACAACGACCGCCAGGCACTGAAGGCGGCCGAGGACGCCGAGGCACAGCTCACGGCGCTGGAAGAGGAAACCGGCGAGCCGGTGACCGAGGTGCAGCTCGAGCAAGCGCGCCAGCGCGTCACCGTGCTGAACGAAAGCCGCAAACAGCTGGCGCAGAAGCTGGACGAGCACCGCGCCGCTCAGCGCGCTGCGGCCGAGGCCGACGACAAGACGGCGAAGGCCGCAAAGCACCACGCCGATGTACAGGCCTGGACGCTGATCGCCGAAGCCATGGCGCCGGATGGCATCCCGGGCGAGCTGCTGAGCGATGCGCTGCGGCCGGTAAACGACCTGCTGCACAGCCTGGCGCAGCGTGCGAACTGGGCGCGCATGCAGCTGAGCCGCGACATGGATATCACCGCCGACGGACGGCTGTACGGGCTGCTTAGCGAGTCCGAGCAGTGGCGCGCCGACTGCCTGCTGGCTCTCGCGCTGGCCAATCTGTCCGGCCTCAAGCTAGCTCTGCTCGATCGCTTCGACGTGCTGGACCTGCGCGGCCGCGGCGAGCTGCTGGACCTGCTCTACGACCTGGCCGACGCCGGCGAGGTCGACACGGTGGCGGTGTTCGGCACGCTCAAGGCAGCGCCGCCGAGCGACGACCTGATGGAATCGTACTGGGTGCAGGCGGGCGAGGTGTCCATGGTGGCGCCGGAACAAGAAAGGGCTGCAGCGTGAGTTTCCATGTACCTGAAGACTACCGTATCACCGCCGGTGGCATGGCCAGCGACGCAAGCTACGGCAACAACGGTGCCTTCGCGGTGCCGGGGCCGCGCGGCTTCAAGCTGAATGTGATTGCCGGCGATGGTCTGGGTTGGGAACACGTCAGCGTGTCGGTGAAGGATGCGGCCCGGTGCCCAACCTGGGACGAGATGTGCGCGATCAAAGAACTGTTCTGGGATGGTGAGGACTGCGTGGTGCAGTACCACCCGCCCAAGTCCGACTACGTGAATAACCATCCGTATGTGCTGCACCTGTGGCGCCCTGTAGGTGTTGAAATGCCGCGCCCGCCGCATGAGCTGGTCGGGGTGCGGAAAAACAGCGGCGTAGCAGTGAAGGCGCTGGCATTGGCGATTCTGTCGGGAGGGATGCGATGACCTACCAAACCTACGGCGAGAGCCTGCATGTGACGAAGCGCGCCACCACGCCGGCGGACGAGTGCCAGACCTTCCGCCAGCCGGCTGCACTGTGCGGCTGCCCGGAGTGCTGCGCGTCGCGCTATCCGGCCGATGGCGTTGAGAGCGATGGAGGGGAACATGACTGAGCGCAAATACGGCAAGTCCACCATTGCTGAAATCGACGCGCTTAGCGGGAGCGGTGAACCGCTTATGTGGTGGCATGAGGCGGTGGAAACCATGCGGGCCATGGCCGCCCACATCCGCGAGCTGGAGGCTAACGTGGCTGCTTACCGCGCCGATGAGAGCTATGTCACGGCGTGCGCGACAATCCGCGCCAGTGCCGGTGGCGCTGTGCCGAACTGGCCGCATCCGGATGGCTTAGGCGGCGGCCTGATAGGAGGGCAATGATGATCTGCGCAACCTGCGGCGGTACCGTCCTCTGGATGGGGCCGCTGTCCAACCTCACGCATACCGAGTGCCAGCAGTGCGGCGCGGTGAACAACCAGGTGGTGGATCCGCCGGAGGACGATGGCGATGCTGAGCTTCCATGACTGGCTCGCGCCGATGGTGCAGCCGCTGCCCGAGCTGCCAGACGGCATGGCCTACAACGACGACCTGCGGCCGGCTACTTGGTGCAAGAATTGCGGCCAACTGTACGAGTGGCCGGTCGACGTCGAGGACTTTGACCCGGAAGACCCGTATAACCTGTGCGGCGGTTCACCTCGCTGCTGCCCATGACTAGAACCTTAGGCGCCCACCGTATTACCAAAACCATTGAGCACCACGGTGATCTGCCCGGCCGTAGCCTGGCTCCCATCGTTGAGGTTCACGTCAGGCCGGTGAGCCGCCATCAGGATGTGAGCGCCTATGTGCAGCTTCAGCGTTTCCAGCATCCGCTCCCGGTCTTTGGCCTTGGCTTCGACCAACTTTCGCCAATCAGCCTCTGACCAGGTGTAGAGCAGATTGACCGGATGCTGCATGGTCGGCTTAGCCGACTGGGAAAACGCCTCGAAACGCTTGCTCCCATCAACCGCAATCCCAACTGCTCCACCCTCGCTCACCCACGTCGACACGAACCCATTGGTCCCGACGAAATAACCGCGAAATATCGACGTCAGTTCGTTTCCGATCTGGGCCAGAACCCCCAACTCCTGCTCGCTCAATGCCATGACAGCCCCCGAATGTAGGTGGCTATGGTAGCACCGCGGGCAACCGATACCGGAGGACTAATGCAATGCCCCTACGATAACTGGCTGCCAGACCAGCCGATCAACCCGCCGCCCGCGCCTCAACAGCCGGGCGGTGCTGTTTTGTCCGGAGCACCGAAAGATGGAGGATATAAGGAATGAGCGACGAAATCCTTGCGCTTCCCGTAAAGTGGGTGCGCGCCGAAATCTATTGCCGGTCAACCGGCGAGCCTATGGACACGGTGCTGACGCGCATCCGCGATGGGATATGGGCAGCCGGCAAGCACTACAAGCGCACCGGACCGCGCACGTTATGGATTAACCTGATCGAGGCAACCAAATGGGTGGATCAACAACCCCACGTCGAAACGGACTCCCAGAAGGTGTTGAAGTCCGTGAAGGGGCGCGCGGAAGCAGCCTGAGAGTTACTTTCATCTGGGAAGGCAAGCGCCGCCGGGAAACGCTCGACGTTCCGGCGACGCCGGCCAACATCAAATACGCCTCCCGTCTGCGTGGCGAGGTGCTCAATGCGATAGCGCGCGGCACCTTCGACTACGCCACCTATTTCCCAAATTCGAAATATGCGCGCAGCGTGGCGCCGGCCGCCAAGAAGCGCTACCTAGTGGAAGATCTGGTCAACGCCCATGTCAACACGGCGCGCCAGCTTGAATCGTTGTCGCCGTCGAGTATCGCTACTTACGCCAAGTGGGCGCGCGCTCGTATCAATCCGAAGTGGGGGCAGCTATACGTGGACGAGTTGGCCACTCCGGAGTTGCGTGAGTGGATCATTAGCCTATCCAAGGGACTGGCGCCGAAGTCAGTACGAAACTGCGTTGGGTTGTTGAATACGGTGCTCAACCAGGCGGCGGCAGACGGCATTATCCCGAGCAATCCGCTGGAGCCAATCAAGTTGCGGACGGTGCTGCCCCGCAAGAAGAAGGCCGAAGACGACGATATCGACCCGTTCAACGACGAGGAAATCAAGACGATTCTGGATGCGTGTACGGCTGTCGAGACGCGCGCTTTTATCCAGTTTGCCTTTGCCACTGGCCTTCGAACGGGCGAGTTGATCGCGCTGAAGTGGCAGCACGTCGATTTCCACTCTGGGTTAATTCGCGTGCAGGACAACATCGTGACCGGGGAGGGCGGGACGGTCGAGAAGTCCACCAAGACCGACACCGCACGCGATGTGCCACTGCTGCCGGCCGCGCTGGAGGCACTGCAGGTGATGAAGCCGATCAGCTTGATGCTCGGCATTGGCGGGTATATCTTCATCAACCCGAACACCCGCAAGCGCTGGAGCGGGGAGCGTGTGACACTGGATCACTGGACGAAGACGCTACGGCTCGCCAAGATCCGGTACCGCAATCAGTACCAGACCCGTCACACTTTCGCGTCGCGCCTACTGATGGCCGGTGAGCCCGAACTGCTGGTGGCCAAGTTGCTGGGGCACACCACTGTGGAAATGGTGCGCCGGCACTACGGCAAGTACATCAAGCAGCCGAACGGGATCGTGCTCCGGGGCGACTATTCGGAGTTCGGCACAAAAGGCGAAACGCCCCAAATACGCCCCAAATCAGCATGAACCACGCGCTAACCCGCGTGGTTATTATCCCGCTCTGGAATTTCGAATCTCACCGCTTCCGCCAGAACATACACCGCCTTAATCCGTGCAAATCCCCCCTAAAGCTAGATTTGGCGCGGGTTACGGCGGTCTGCATCTCTCCCCTCTAGATTGCCTTAAGACGGCTTAGCGCAGGTTAGAGCGCCCCAAATCTGCCCCAAATTTCAGAAGCGCGCACGGCGGTGTACTATGAACCGTGTGCATGACCCTCTTTCCCTTCCATGCAGCCCTCCATCGAAGACCTGACCGAACGAATCAACCAGGCGCTTGCCGCGCTGGAAGGTGGCCACCTCACTCTTCACCAGGCGATCAACCTGACTGGGCCATGCGACCGCGTGGTCATTCCCATTGATCTTTTCCCCGCTGACGAGCAGTACGCCACCCACCTGAAAGCGCTGCTGTCGGTCTTGACCGGTTTGCACCGCGCCCTTATTCAGTTCCGCAAGCTGGGCATCTCTCCGGACACCCAACTGCGGCACATCCCCCTGCTGATCGGTGGCATCAAGCGGAACATCGAGGCGGCCCGTGCCGGCAAGATGGTCTTGTTCAGGTGAATAGCTCGATGCCAGGGGGCTATCTGTAAGACATTCATTTCTGACGAGCGCATAATATGCCGCTGTTACAACCAGCGGACTCAAGTATGAAACGCTTCGCCATTCTCTTCCTGTTCGCCGCCGGCATCGCCGCGGCTGGCGACCTCCCCAATCCGAGCTTGACACCAGGCGCCACGAATCCAGACGTGACCCAGGACAACATCGGCAGCACCATCTGCGTGAAGGGCTGGACCAAGACCATCCGGCCGCCAGCGAACTACACCAATAAGCTCAAGAAACAGCAGATTGCCCGGTACGGCTATGCCGACACCAACCCCAAGCATTACGAGGAGGATCACCTCGTCAGCCTGGAGATCGGCGGCGACCCGAGGGACGAGCGTAATCTGTGGCCGCAGCCGTGGACCTCGCAGTGGAACGCCGGCACCAAGGACAAGCTGGAGAACGCGCTGCATCGGATGGTCTGCGCTGGGGAAATCTCGCTGGCCGAGGCACAAAGAGCTATCGCTACCAACTGGATTGAGGCTTATAAGAAGTACGTCGGGGAGGGGTCGTAATGAAGAAGGTGGCGATTTTTGCTATCGCGGCGACGCTTACCAGCCCGGCGATGTCTGCCGGCATGGATAAGGCGTGCAACGTGGTGGCCTGTAACGCTGGCGACAAGGCCATCACCTATGCCAAGAAGGACGACATGTACTTTGCATGCCCGACCATGGAGCTATCCGATTACACGAACGCCGTGCTCGGGATGGTCTCCCTTTCGGCGCTCAGCGGGAAGATGCCGAATATCTCCCCGGTAACTGGTGAGCCGGAATATGAAGGGCAGAGCAAGCAAATGTTGGATGTGCTGCGTGCCAAGGCCCGTGTCGCAACGTTTGACCAGGCAGTCGCAGCCTGCAAGAAAGGGGCAGGGAAACGCGCCGTTACTGTGATGAACAACCCGAAGGATGGTTTCTCGATCTGGGTGGCTGGCGTGGATAAAAAACCGTTCTGGATGCCCAAGGGGCACTTGGATAAGCGTTGAACTTAGCCCCGCTGGTGCAGGGCTTGATCCTCCTACTGCGCGGCGGATGCCTCCTGATCCGCCCGCACCAGCGCCTGGCAAGCGTTCAACTGCTTGACGACGTCGTCGGCTTCGGCAGCGAGTCGTTCAGCATCTGCTCCATGCGTTGCAAGAAAGTCGGCTGGCGCGGACGCATCACGTCGGCCGGCGCCGGCGGAAGCTGCGGGCAGATGCCCGGCGCGGGCTGTGGCAAGTTGCTGGTCGCGCAGCCGGATAGCAGCAGCAAGCCGATCAAGGCTGTCCTGCAGTTGGTTTTTCCCATCTTCGAGTCCCTTCTGATATTGAGCCGAGGCCGCGGCATCACTGGCGGCGACCTGGTGTTCCACGCGGCGAGCTCCCTGCACGGCGGAGGTAACGCTGCGCGCGGCCGAGGCGTCGGCTTTGGCGGCAGCGATCACCGGCTTGTCCATGACGCCGCGCAGCGCGATGCCGGCCGCCACCAGGGCGACCACCGCCAGCACGCTCAGCAGGGCGCGCCAGTCCTTCAATAGCCAGACCATCGTTTATGCCCCCATCTTCTTGCCGACGCCGGCGCCGACCAGCAGAGCGCCGACACCTACGCCGTAGGCCTGCAGGTCGAACGGCTTGCCCTTCACGACCGAATAGACCTCCAGCCCCAGGCCGACCAGCACCGACAGCGCCCACCAGAGATAAGCCGGCTCGATCGTCTGGTTGTCCTCGCCGGTGATCGCTTCAAGCAGCTTTTTGAGCAGCAACATGGGCTACCTCCTGATGGGAATGAGCGGCCTGCAGCTCATCGGCCGAGAATACGAAGCCGGGTACGCGCGGGAAGGCCTGGAAGATCCAGACCGGGAAGCTCATCGCGTGGATGCCGTGGTCGCGGTGGCGGTGGAACTTGCTCTGCAACACGAGCATGTTTTGCGGCGAATCGACGAAGGTTTCCGGCTTGGCCGGGTCGAAGGCATGCCAGTCGAAGCCGCGCAGCTCGGCCAGCTTGCAGACGATCCACAGCAACGAATGTTTGGCATCGTAGGTCGCGCCGGTCGGCTGATCGGTGTCCAGGTCCAGCACCGGCAGCTCGGTGATTTCGCCGAGCGCCACGCCCTTGACGGTGTGCCAGTCCACAGCGCCGGAGAATGCCCACTCGATGGCGAGGTGGTGGTACTCGACGCCCTCGGTATGGCCGCTGATCGCGCACGGCAGCTTGGCGGCGTGGCCGGCGGCTTTGGTGTGGCGGAAGGTGGGCGACTCAGTGCGCGGCGGGTGGTCCGGGTAGAACACGTCCTCGCTGAGCTGGTCGCGGTGCTCGTGTTCGTGAGCGATGGCCGGCATGGTCTTCATCTGCTCGCCCACACAGAGGGAGCAGGGCTTTTCGATGTCCAGGCCGTGGCTGCATTTTTCCATTGGGATGCTCCAGAAACGACAAAGCCCCGCACGTGGCGGGGTTCTGTCGGTTGTTCAGCGGTGTATCAGGCGGGAATCGCCTTGAGGGCGGCGGCCTGCCGCGCGATGCGCAGCGGGCCTTGATTGGCGGAGCAGGGGGTAGTGCCGTTGATCTTGCGGGTGATGTCGACGATGTCGCCAGCGTCGGCCAGCGGGTTGCAGCCGTTGGTTGCCCAGAACCATGCGGCAGATAGCGCAGCGTTCGCCGGCTGCTCCAGCAGCTCCGGATGATTAAGCAGATCGAGGCTGAGGCCCTTGCCGGCGGCGGCATAGCCGTTGCGTCCGGTGATCTGGATCAGGCCGCGGCCACGGTAGGTCCAGCCATCGCAGCTTGCCGGCAGGCCGTTCCCCATCCGGCCGGCGTAGACCAGGTTGGCGATGGCTTCCGGATTCCGCGCGCACTTTGCTGCAGTCTCGGCAGTGAAGTGGCCGGGCCAGGTGGCCAGCAGGCCCTGCGCGCTGTAGTTGAGGTTTTCCACCACGGCAGTCAGGCCTGCGCTCTCTACCCCGATAGTGGCCAGAAAGCATGCCACACGGGCGCGGGTGTTGATCTCGAACCGGTCACAGGCCGCCTGCAGGTGCGGCAGCCAGGTGGCAGCGGCAGTTGCAGAGCAGCCGGTGCCGGCGATGAGGATGGCGGGTGTCAGCTTCATCGTACGCGCGCTCCGATAGTCGCCATGACCTCGCTCTTGAACGACTGGAGCAGCTGGTGGATGTCACCCTTCAGGTTCTCCATCATCTGCACCATGTCGTCCTTCTGCAGGTAGCGCTCGGCCACCCGCACGCGCAGCTCTTCATGGTCTGCGCGCAGCTTTTCATGGCGGTTGTGCAGGCTGATCAGCCACCAGCCCATTGCAGTGCAGAACAGCGTTAGCACGCCGCTCAAGGCGGCCAGCAGCAGTTCCCCTTCGGACATGAATTCCCCTTTCTGTGGGCGCAAAAAAGCCCGCACGGGGCGGGCATGAGAAAGCCGCCAAGAGGCGGCTGGGTATTAGTGTGATACTGAGGTGGATCTATATCGCGTACCGAAGCGGGCGCCAGCCAAATAGTGGGAGATTCCTGGTTACAAAAACGAGGAAGAGGCAAATGGAAAATACCAGGACCGAAGCAAGCAACGGGTCAATCCACGGCACCCCCGTAATTCCCATCAATCCGAAATTCTTAGCCCACGGATCAACCGCAAATGGATGAAGTCCGTATATACCCAAAGTGCAATTTGATATTGCGCGCAGCACCGGCGAAGACTGCCCAGGCTTTAAAGCCATGAAGGCAATAAAAAGCCCTGCAGCAGCTGCCGCTACCGAAGGCGACCAGTAAAGGTAAAAGATTGGCGTTGGCGCGCCAACAAAATTGGATGACAAAAGCGTGGAAATTGCCGTAAACCCGGTGGCAACCAAAAATATGGCAACTCCTTTTTTTGCACTCCAGTTTATTTCATATAGGAATGCTCCCAAGATGAAATATCCTGCATATTGCCCAAAGTAAGACAATGAGTAAACGTCAGTTACTGTTGTCGGGTGAGCCAATTCATTTTTTGACCCGGTTAGCACGGTATGCATGACGGGGTAAATACAACCCAATATAAACCAAATCGTGAGCAGCCATAGCACTTCGGTCTTCGTTGCTCCTTTGTGCAGCGTGCGCATCGCAGGAACGAAAAGGTACAGGCCGATAAGTGCGTAGAAAAACCACAGATGGAACATGGTAGGGCCTTGCAAGATTGCAACGGCCCAATTGCCAGTTTGGACGCCATTGTGTTGCAGCCACCAGAGGTAAAATACTGACCAAGCTATAAGTGGCGGAATAACCCGGATGAACCGCTTTAGAAAGTAGTCAGAAAGCGTTTCGGACTTTCGCAAGAGAGTAGCGCCGGAGATCATGAAGAAAATTGGCACGCTCGCCCTCGTAAATGACTCAATAACGTTCGCACTGAACCATTTCGGACCGAATGCCTGGAAATTTTCCCCTGAGATGTGCAGCAGCACTACAAGGAAGCACGCGGCCACACGCAATGCATCAATTCGTCTGTCCATGATTCCTCCATTTGGTCCGTAGCTGTAGGATGCACCGATATTCATTGAGCATCATATCACGTTCATGATTTTTATGTTGGCGCCGGGAGGGTCGCACGCGCCGATACCGGGTTCAGGGTGTTATAGAAGGCCTTGTATCGGTCGTCGGTGGTGTCGACCTGACCCTGATATGGGTACGAGTTTTCGTCCTGTGGCGATGAAAAAAAAGCCACGACGGTTTGACTCGTGGCATCGGAAAATTGCACATTTACTATGGTCATGTAGCCTCCATTAGAAGGAATACGTCGAAATATATATTACATAGGTTGGGGTGCCGGCCGTATTTGAAGAATTCCAATATATGGTTTGAGCAGAAGCGAGAGGGACCATAAAGTTTGCAATATAACCAGTCGCCGTTACTGTCGCCGTTGAGTTCTGCTGCCCCACGCCATTTGCATCTGCAGCAACAGATAGCCCAGCCGTAGACGAGGAGGTGCTGGAAAGGGACAGCTCCCCTGTTATCTGCGTTGCATTAGGCGGTACTACCCCAGAAATGGAGAGAGACGTCAGGCTTCCCTGCACAACGCTAGAGGACAGCGCAGTGGCAAGCGGAAACGAAATAGTCCGATCTCGCTGCAGTCCAACCTTAAACTGCCCGCTCGCATTAGTTGGCCATACGCCAATCAACGCGGATGCCGTATAGCCGCTCGGCATGTTTGCCCCACCATAGACACTGGGAGCTGCTGCCGAAGTTGCATTGGTGGCCAGAATATTGGCCGTACTGGTTGTCGGGTTGTAAATTGCATACAACGCAACATAGCCGCTAACCGGAGCGCTACCGGTATCCATGCCCCCCGCACCGGTTGTCGCAAGGTTGATGGTTTTACTGAAGTTGGCCAGCCGGTATTGCAGTCCGCCAAGAGCAGTTTCGGCGATGATTTCATCCGCGGTGAACGTGCCACTTGCCGATGCTGCCGAAATGTACATCTTGGCATTTCGCGTAGAGCCCACCATGCCGGTCAATTGGCCGAAGGCGATTGCATGCTGGCTCTGCGTGGCATTTGCCATTTGTTCCGGCGCCCCAGTGCAGAGCAGCAAGATGTATGAGCCGGAGCCGCCAACCGAACTGTTCCATTGCGCCCAGCAGTCGCCGTTTGCGACGATCTCGCCGCTTTGCAGCGCGATATGTGCACCACCTACCAGTGGCGCAGTTCCGACACCATCCCATAACGTGCTCGCGCCGTTGTTCGCCGTTTTCGCCTTGAAGCGGATTACCTGACCCTCGGTGCGGGAGCTCAATGCGGGCGTGCAATTCACCACATAGTTGTTGGCCGTGCCGGTGTCGATACCGAACGATACGTTGCCGGTCTGGATCGCCTGCAGCAGGCCGCCAGGCAGCAGCGGCGCGGCGCTGTATTGGCTGATATTGCTGGTGGTGATCGTGGCCTGGCCGTAGGCCACCGTCACCACGTACAGGCCGACATAGCCCGAATCCGGTGCCGGCGTCTGCTGGGAGCCGGTGGTGGCGGCAATACCGGCCTTAGCAGAGATTACTGCCGCGCCCTTGCGCGTGGTGTATTGCGTAGAGCCGCTATTGTTCGGGCCGCTCCACGGCAACGAAGGGTTAGAGCTGTTGTAATAGGGTAGAGCGACGGCGTTGGCGTCTTGGTCCTGGTAGGTAGCCTGGATCAGGTAGTTTATCGACTGGCCGGCCGTACCCGGCGCGGCCAGCGTGAGCGTCTGCGCGTCCAGGGCGATGCCCTGCTTCAGGATGCTGTGCGTGGTGTCGGCAGCCAGCGAGCTGTACGCAGTAGCGTCGATGTTGGCTAGTGCGTAGATCTCGCCGGCGGCGACGTTGACCTGCATCGAGGCCGGGCTGGTAGCGGTGACCGCAAACCCGTTGGCGATCGTGCTGATGCCGAGGACGGCCGCCGCCAGCTTGGACAAGGCGACCATCATGTTTTTGTTGGTATTGAGCAGATCCGTTTCGAGCGGAATGGCCCCGGAGTAGACGATCTGGCGATCCATGGCGGCTCCAAAGAAAAAGGGCCGCTCATGGCGGCCCTTGGTCGGGGAATCGGTCGGTAAATGGTTAGCTGGTGATGCGCACCCAGACTTGCGTACTGATCGGACGCACCGCATCGACGGCGGCATACAGATCGGCGTCAGTGACGCCAGCCATCTGCGACAACGAGGCGTAATCGGCCTGCGAGCCTTTCCCGTAGCCGCCTGTGGATGTGCCGTAGCCGGCAATATTCGGGAAGCCCTGGTTCAGCGGACGATAGGCAGTCACGAAAGCCTGATAGGGCATCACGAGCGAGCCATAGCCACCGGCAACGCCATAGCCGATCGATCGCCCGACACCGTAGGCACCGGTATCTGCCGGGCGCCTTGGCTCGAAGATGAGAGGCGCGCGCCCGGTCAGGTCGGTCAGCACCTTGGTGATTGCGTAGCGTGTGCCGCGCTCGCGCACCAGGTTGATCAGGATTCGGTTGCGGAAACTGGCGTCAGACATCCCGTTGCCACGCCGCAGGGTTGTGCCAAAGAAGTCATAAGCGATTAAATCCAGCCATCCGTCACTGGCCGTTTTGATTCGTGTCTGCGCCTGCGCGTACAGGTAGAGCGAGAAGCACCAGGCCAACGCCTGCGCCATACCCCACAGCAGTGCGTCCAGCACCGGGGTGCTGTCGCCAAACCAGCCGCGCGGCAAGAGCGCCTTTAGGCGCCCGAACATGTCTTGTTGATCACCTATCGCCATTTAGCTCACCGTGAGCGTGCCGGCGCGGATCACCTGCCGGGTGGTTGCAGCAAGATCGGAAGTGCCGCCGTTGAGGGTGATGCCTGTGACGTTAAGCACGTAGGGACTGGCGCCGTAGGCTACCGTCGCCAGCTGCGTGAACGGGAGCAGCTGCCCCAGCTTCAGGCTGGCGATATAGTTCTGCAGCGCAGCCTGCACCAGCGACACCACCGTGGCCCGGTTTGCAGTCGGGTCGACCGTCAGCGTCATGGCGGTGTTGGCGGTCACTACGGTAGGACCGAACACGCCATAGCTCACCGTGAACGGCCTGACTGCCTCGATCGCGTTGGCAGCTGAGGCAAGGAACGTGCTGGATGGGTTGCCGCTGCCGTCGTCGATCACCGCCGTAAAGTAGCCCGCCACCGTATTGCCGTTGATGTCCTGGTTCTCGGTCAGCGTGTAGCTGACGCCCTGTTGCAGGCTCGTTATGGCGTAGGCGATAGCCGCCTTGGTCGACTTCGACAGCGACGCGATCCACAGCACGAAGCGCGCCTGGAAAGCAGAGTCACCCTCTGCATCGGAACCATTGGAGAAGGCTGCTGCGTTGGTAACCGTGTCGACGTAGGAGATGCTGCCGGAGATCACCGTAACCGTGCCGGCCAGGGCGTTGCCTGCCGCGCCAGCCGTGTTGGCCTGCACCGTCACGGCGACGCTGGACACGCCGGCCGCGATGACAAAGCCTCCCAGCGTCGCACTGTATGCCGGGTTTGTGGTGTCGACGATTACCGTGAACTGCTGCGTGCCGTCGGTGGTGGTCACGATGGTGCCGACCGGTATCAGCGCTTGGTTTGTCGAAGTGAAGCGGGCGAACGTCACCTGACCAGTGGCTTGCACCGCAGAGAGCCGGATAAAGCCGAAGTCGGCCATCCAACTGTCGAGGTCGTTCCCAGAGCAGGTGGCCGCCCGGGTGGTGGCCAGCAGCATGACGATCAGTTGCTGGATCCACTGCACCACGCCGCCGTTGGCTTCGACAACCGCTCGCAGCAGGCTGCCGATCGCGAGGTCTACCAGCCCGGCGGCGCGCGCATGAATGGATGTGACCTGGTTCCGGACGATGGTGGCAAAGTCGAGGATGTTGAGAGACGCCATTGTTACCTCGTTACGTCAAAACCCAGGGTGACCGCTTGCCCGCTCGGTGCATCCGTATAGGCGATGTATACCGTGGCGCCGTTGGTGATCGACTGCACGCTGATCTGCGGCGCCGGTGAGCTTGCGACACTGTCTTCCAGGAGCATCTGGCCGCGAATTAGAGCGGTCCATTCGCCGACGTTGACGATGTCGCCGACCTTCTGGCCGAGACCGGCGCCATAGTCCGGGTGCTGGATGTAGTCGCCCGGATTGGTCATGAGCCGACGCAGAATACGCTGCCGGCCGCGCTCGATGTCGCTAACTGGCATTAGGTCGCCAACCGGCGACGTGCTCAGGTCGCCGCCGATGTAGTGGTAGAGGTCGTTCATCAGTTTGGTGCGCTCGTAGTGCCGCCTTGCGGGTCATTGTGGGTGTGAGTCTTGAGGCTCTTGCCACCTCCGACCACGTCGGTGGCACCGGTGATCGTGCCGCTGGAGGTCATATCGCCTATTACCTGCATGGCCGCGCCGGAGCCGCCAGAAACAGCCATGCCGCCCTGACCGGTGATTTGCTGCGTTACCTGCAAGGTCTTGTCCATCGTTACCGGGCCGTGGAAAGTGTGTTCTGTCGCCGTGTAGGTGATGCTGGCAGTGGCCGTCAGCTCGACAGATCCGTCGTTGTGGAACTTGAGCAGCGAGCCAGACTGATGAACCAGCCAAAGCTCGCCAGAAGGTGGCCCCGGGCAGCGGTCGGTGTCGTTGAAGAACTGGCCGCCGGCCAGCCCGTCGCCGATCGCGCCCGAATCGAAGTTGACCTCGATCTGAGCCCCTTCCACCGGGCCGGCCGCGAAGCCCCAGCCGTTACCAGCCCAAGGCGTCGCCAACGGAATCCAGCCGGTTTCCATCTGCTCCGGCATGATGGTTACCTTGATGCTGTAGGTGTCCGGGTCATAGCCAGTGATCAAGCCCTGGCGCGTGCCGCTGAAGCCGCCCTGCGCCCGAAGCGCCTGCGCAGCCATCGCGTTCATCAAATGTTTCATCCGGACACCTGCATCAGGGGGCTATGGTTCTTGGCGGAGAAGGACATCCGGTAGCCACCTTCCCAGCTAAACGAGCGGCGCACCGAATCGCAGAAGTACAGCTGGTCGAACGGGGATTCGGTGCCTTCCACACGGATGATGGTCTGCGGTGTCAGCAGGTTGTCGCCGGCGGACGATCCGCTCATCTTCATCTCGTGCTGGACGATTTGCTTGTAGATCGCCTGGGCCTTCTGCATTGCCATGTCTGGCGTGAGCCCATTGCGGATAATCCGATAGACCTGCGTACGCGGCGCCGACTGCCCGGGCGTGGTGCCCTTGGTGTATTTCGGATAGGCGGCCACGAACGGCACCAGACGCTTGTGCCTGCTGTGCCAGGACAGCACCTCGACAGTGACACCCTTGGTCACCGTCAACGCGCGCTCAAACAGCAGGTCGTCCGACACGTTCGCCTGCGGATAGGCCAGCGTGCCCGGCGGCACCCACTTGATCAGGTATTGGTCGGTGGTGGCCGGGTCTACCTGCGGCTCGAAATGCAGCTCATTGCCGGAGACGTAGACCTGCATCATCTCTATCGCAGCCAGCGCACACAGCAGATCCCATTCGGTCTGCTCGCCGGTCAGATGCGCCGTGTCGATCTGGTAGAACTCGCCGAAGCGCTTCGTGGTCGCGGTAACAACCGGCGTCAGTCCGTGCCGCTTGGCCAGCAGCGTGGCAATCTGACTGCTCGTGTAGTTCTTGAAGCTCTCGCCGGCAGACTTGGCGTCAATCAGAAGGGCGGTGAAGTCCCGTCCATCAAGGGTGATCTCGGTACGTGCCGGATTGAAACGAAAGGCATCGGCATAGCCGACCATCAGCTGCGTCCAATCCACCCCCAGCTTGCTGTAGATCCCGACATGCAACTCGACCTTGATGCTGGTCTGGTGCGCCCACCAGTTGAGCAAGCCCATATCCTGGGGCAGCGCAGAAGTGCCGAAGGAGACCGAATACGTATCAGCCGAGTTGAAAGCGTTGTTGTCGACCTCGAACGATACAAAGGGCACTTCGACACCGTTCAAAAGACAACGCCCGACGATTCGCCGGGCGCTGGGGATCACAGGGAACTGGTTTACATCCATGGTCAACTCGGTTTGTCTGGTACCACGATGGTCTGAATGCCGGAAAGCTGCGGATCGGTCAGGCCGTTGGCCGTGGCCAGGCTGGTCCACCTGGACGAATCGCCGTACTGCTGGCTGGCCGCCTGGTAGAGGTTGCCGCCGGACAGCGTCACGGTACGTACGCCGTTGGCGGACTGGCCGGCCTGTACGTTCTTATTCAAGCGGCCGAGCACATCACTCAGCTGGTACAGCGCTGGCGTGCGCGTGGACAGGTCGACCTGTGTCAGAAGATTGTTCACCGTCTTGGCCACCGGGTTGCCTGACACCAAGCCGCCTAGCGTCGTGATGGTGTTCGCTGACGCCTCCAGCTGCGCAATGGTCTTCTGCACCATCTGTTGGGCCGCAACGATTGGCCGGACCACCGATTGCACGGCGCTGACTGTTGCGTTGGCGAAGTCCTGAACCTGCTGAACAGCCGTCTGCACTGCGGTGACGGCATCGGTCACAGCCTGCACATTGATCACACTGGAGAGGTTGAGCGACTGCCCCACGTCACTGTTGATCAGCGCGTCGAGCGAGCCCGTCAGCGCATCGACTTTGGCGGGGGTGTCATTGCGTTGCACGATCTCCAGCTTGATACTGTACGGCCGGCGGAAGACGAACTCGTATACCGGCACGAACTCGGCCACCACCACCTCGAAGCTGTAATCGCCGAGCGTGAAGGTGAGCTGCTCGCCGGCATCGCGCATCCGCTCGAGCGCCTGGACCCTGGCGGCCGACTCCGGGCCGTTGATGATGCCGGACCACTGCAGGTCGTCCCAATCCACGCCCAGTACGTCGATGGTACGCAGGCCTCCGACGTACTTGTGCTTAACGGTCTGCTGTTTGGCGCCGATGGCAATCCGCTCGGGGATCTCGAAGTCCACGAACTCGAAGTCCCCGAGAATTAGCCGGGTTGCCGACGGGTCCATGCCTTGGGCGAAGTTGTCGAAGACGCTCATTTTTCACCTTATCGGAACGCCATGCTCGGGTAGGCCGCATGAAGGAGGCCGAGATGGCTGTCCAGAGCAGAGGTACCCGCTGCCGGCGAATTGGCGGCGCGTGCTTGGTGCATGGTCGTGTTTTCGGCGATCTTCTTGCCGTCCAGATTGATTGGCTGGTTGATATGCACCACCACCGGCTGGCGAGGCGGTACCGGCGCAGCGATCGACTGTTTATGAATCGGTGCCGGTGCCGTCCACGATGCGTCCTCGTCTCGGTGGGTGATGTGGTAGAACCAGTCGCCCAGGCTCACAGACTTGCCGTTCGTGAAGAACGAGATCAGGGGATTGAGCACGTTATCGTTCAGCCATGTCCCGACCATGTGTCCAACTTGGTAGGCGGCGAATGCCGCAAAGGCGCTCTTTATCAATCCGATCTGGGCAACCGAGGTATATAGGGTTGACTGCAAGGCGACCAAGCCAATCCGCGCCCCGGCCGCTGCAGCCGGCAGACCGCCCATCGTCGTATACAGCAGGCCAAACGCCTTACCTGCGGCCCAGATGCCGTTGATCAGGCCGCCAGCCATCAGGAAGCTGGATAGGCCGATGAGCGAGAAGGTCAGGCCCTTGATCAGTCGTGGGTGTTTGCCCAACTCCACAGCCATGTCCGCTAAGTCGTGAATCATGGGGATAAAGACCGGAAGGACATTCTTACCAACGGCCAAACCAAGATCATCGAGCGCCCTATGGAAACGCTCGATTTGCATCATCGGCGAATTGGTATTGTCTTTGATGGTCTGATTCAGCCCATGCGCGGCATTGAAAGCGCTCTCTGACCGCTTCAGCACCGGCATCTGGCGCATGATCAGGTCGTAGACCTTGGCACCATTGGTGCCAAATAGCAGTGTGTTTTCCCGCGAGATGTCCGCTTGCTTGACGATGCCCTTCGAGCGGTAGACCTCCATCATCCTCTCGGCAAATGCAATCGCGTCGGTGTTCATAAGGTCCGTATAGGCGCCTTTGAGGGGATTGCCCTTCAGCCGCTTAATGCCACCCTGGGAATTGAATTCGACCTGATGTGCATCCCATATGCCCAGCCGAATGGCCTCATGCAGGAGCTGGTTCGGCGGTTTGATCAACCCTTGCAGCCGGCTATAGGCCGTGCGCAAGCCCATGCCAGTCGTACTGCCCTTCAGTTCGCCTATGATCGGCTCAAGGCCAGCAAATATCGTCATGTCCTTGTAGTTGGCCACGGCGGTGCCGCCATAGCTGCGAAATTGGCGCAACTGGTCGGGGGTGATCATCTTGCCCGAGGCGGCTACAGCCTTGAACGCCGAATCGACAATCTGCGCGGCGCGGTGCGGGTCGGTCAGGCCGCCCATCTGCTCCACCAGGCGGTTCAGGGCCATCATGCCGTGTTCGGCTGCGGCCTTTTTTTCGCCCTCCAGGGTGTTGGTGGCTACCTGGTAGCGGGCAAGGATCGGGGCCATAACCTTGGCCGCCTCCAGCGCGTGCGCGCCTTTCATGCCGGATTCGCGGAAAGCGCCCTGCGCCTCGGTGAAGAGTTTCATGCGCTCTAGAATCGAGGTACCAATGATCTTATTGGCTTCGACGAACTTCTGTGCCTCGGCGATTTGGGCGTCGCCCAGCCCCATCTGGCGCAGCTTGGCGATCTCGCGCTGGTACTCTACCGCTTTCTCGATCGGCGTCTTGAACATCGCGGCGATGGCCATGCCGCCGCCGAACATGACGCCGCCTAACGCCGCCTGCTTGCCGATGGACTGCAGGCGCTTTTCCAGCTCCCCGGCGCTGATGTGGGCCGTCTGCAGGTTCTTGGTAATCGACAACAAGCCGTTGCTCACATTGTTGATGAGCGAGAGCTTGATAGCGACGGAGTAAGCTTCGAACATGCTATTATCCGGATGTCAATTGATTGGGAGGCTGCGATGAAAGGCATGCCGCGCTTCAAGATGCACTACTGGTCGAACCCGCAGCCGGGTTACGGCGACGAGTTCGGCCCGAATGTGATTGATGTGACGCCCGCCCGGAAAAAGCCGACCCTCGGCCAGCTCTGGTATCTGTTTTGTGGCGGCCTGCTGCTTATGGCGTTCATGTCCGTTGCGCTTCCGCTGTTGGGTGGCGTCTTGCTGCTGATCTACCACCTGATCAAGGCCGTGATCGCCGGATAATCGGCCCGCGCACTCTGAAGCATCAACCGGCTTTCACCTCCATGTCGTAGCCAAGAACCTGGTGGATTCGAGAGCCGCCAAGCAGCCCGGACACAGCGGCCTGCCCGATCACCTTCAGCACGAAATCCTTGTTCCTGAACGCTGCCGGTCCGAGCACGGGGCGCGGTGGCATCTTGTTCGTGCCGAACTCGTGGTAAACGAGAAGTCGACCGGCATCCGTGTCCTTGGCACCGATCACCGCCTCCAACCCATCCACCTCATGCGTGATGCTGTCGCGCATCTCACCAGTGCGAAGTAGGGGCGCATCGACCGGGTAGCCCTTGCTCGCCTTGTCCTGCTCGGTCGAGTCCGCCAATTCTGCCCAAGCCGGAAACGGCCCCGCCGCCGTCTGGTAGTGGCCGATCTCCTGTTTGGCGGTCTCCTCGATCTTGACCGCGCAGCGCTCCAGCCCATGCTGCAGTTCATGAACCTGTGCTGCATGCAGCGTCGCAAGGTGCAGCGCCAAGTCGCCCAGGCTCTTAAACTCCACTGGCTTTCCTTTCCTTGAACAGCATGGTGGTCCAGTCGAACTCATTCCCCTCGAACTCGGAGAAGGTCACCGACATGGCCAAGCGCTCATGCGGCATCAGGCGCCCGCACTCGAAAACCCTGTCGAACGGAACCCCGTTCCTCAGTAGCCAGCAACGGCTCCGGAAGTCGGGGTTCTGCGCTAGTTTTTTGCGGCAGCCTGTTCCGCGGACTGCGCCGCCTTTTCAAGCTCGGCCTTGGCCGCTTCAAACTTGGCCAGCAGGTGCGCGTTGATCGCGGCCATGCCTTCGCTGCCCAGTTGCTTAAGCATCGCCTCGATTTGGAGGATCGAGGTCGGGAAGCCGAAAAATTCATCGTCGATATGGGCCACCATCGCTGCCGGCAGTGCAAAGCCGTTCATGTAGGTCTGGTTGGCCGCTACTTCACCGCCGACGGCCATCACCAGGCGAGCCTGCTGCAGTGGATCAAGCTCGCGGAGCTGGAGCACACGCCCCTTGCTGTCGGTGACGCTCTCGAATTGCGATTTTTTCGGTGCGGCCGGAGCCGGTACCTCGGCGTCCTGGTGCACGGTAACTTTGGTCATTGCTATGTCCTCTCGTCAAAGGTCGTCAGGAAGGGCGCGGCTGGCCGGCGACGAACTCGGCCACGGTGCCCCGCTGCCGAGCCCAAAAGGGATGCGGTTAGCCCACCTTCTTGCGGCGCCGTGCGGTAAAGGTGAGCTGCATGCGCACCGTCTTTTCGCCTTCCTTCTTGCCGGCGTCGGCCAGGTGCAGCACCACGTTCTCGTAGCGGTATACAGAAACGCTGCCACCGGTTTCCTGGATGGTCTCGGTGATAGTGGCGGGCGGTTGAACGACGCCGTTGTAGAAGTCGTCTTCCCACTTGGCCCAGAAGTCGTCCAGGGTTGAGTCGGTTCGTTCCACGTCGATGGTGCCGGTCCAGCCTTTCGGGATCAGCAACTCGTCGGTCAGGCCGTTGAGCGGGGTGATTTCCGAGTTGGCGATCTTCGGCTTGGCCTCGAAGGCCATGATTTTGAGGCGGACCGGGCCGTACGGGCCGATGATGTCCAGCGCGACGTCCCGGCCAAGGGTGTAGCCAGCTTGCGGCATGTTTCATGCTCCAAAAATGCAGATGCCCCTCGCTAGGAGGAACTGCGGGGTTTCAGTTAGCGCGGGCTGGCCGAAACGGTGATGCTCACCGAGCCGCCACCTTCGATGTTCACCAGGAAGTAGCGCACCACGTTGAGGTACTTCACCTGCACGTCGGCCTGCATGTAGCCCAGCGCGACGCGGCTGTCCGGGTTGTTGGCCTTGTCGATCTGCACCGAGAAGCAGGGGCCTCCGTTCGGGTCGCCGATCATGCCCTGGGCCTGCAAGTTGGCCAGGAACGACTCCATGGTCGACTTGGTCTCGCGCCGCAGGTCGGTGGTCTGGTTCTGGCCGATTACGTAGCCATAGGCTGCGGCAACCGTCAGCGCGATGAAATTGGTCATGCGCGTATACGTGTCGCCGTTCTGCGTCGGGTTGCTGGCGCAGTTCAGGCCGGAGCGGTGGCCGAAGTAGTTACCGCCCGGACACGGGTTGGTGATCACGTCCAGGCGCGCGGTGTTGATCGCGCCGATCTCGGCGATGCTGTACGGCTGGTTCGCCAGCTGCCGCTGGGTAGCCACCGCATTGCTCAGCGGTTTGTTCAGCGGCGAGATGTGCGGGGCCTGCGCGGCGATTTTGGCCGCCGAGAAAGTGGCCGGAGCCAGCATGCGGTTCTGGCCATTGACCTGGTCGTACCAGTACACCCAGTCGCCCACCAGCACCTTGAGGCCATAGCCATCGCAGCCGGCGGTATTGAGGCTGCTGGACACGGTCGAGTAAGACGCGCCGGCCGAGCCCTGCGTCGCCAGATAGGCACCTTCCGACAGCGCATAGGTCAGCATCGTCGGCCACTTGGTGGAGTCGGTCAGGTCGACCAGATTGACCACCTGCGCGTTGGTGCCACGTAGCGCGTACATGCCAGTGCGGCTGGTGCCGTCGGCTCCGATCAGCGTTGCATCGGTCACACCGCTGGCGCCGTCGGTGCCGCCGGTGAAGCTGTAAGTGTTGGAAGTGTTCGGCGTGCTGGAGGAGGTCCCGATCGAGGCCACCACCAGCTGAGACGGGCCACGGATGCCGCTCTGCCCGTTGTTCACCGCGCTGACCAGGTTCTGCCAGAAGGTCGCGCCAGAGCCGGTGATGTTGTCGAACACTTCCGGGTTCATGCCTGGCATGTTGATGGTCAGCTTGTAGCTGCTCACCGCAGTGCCGGCAGAGATGGTCGCCTGCAGGTTGTTGCCCAGGGTGCCAGTGTAGATGCCGGTCAGGGTGGCGCCGGTCACCGGCGTGCCCTGCGTATCCTTCAATGCGGCACTCGCCGCCACATCGGTGCCGTCGGTGACGCGCACGGCGCGGATGTTCGAGGCGCCGAGTTGCAGCGATACCGCTACGGCGGTGGCCAAGTCGTACTTGCGCACCTGAGCCTGGCCGAGGTAACGCTGCTGATCGACGGCCGAGCCGATCAGATAGGGACTGTTGACCGGGCCCCACGATGCGACACCTACGATGCCCAAGATGTCGGTCGGCACACCGTTGATGAAACGCGTTTTCGGCGCGACGACCTGCACATACAGGTCAGGCGCTTGGAGCGCGGCCGTGTTCAAGCTGCCTGCCTGGTAAATGGGCATGGCGATCCTCCAGAAATGGAAGAACCCGCCACTTGGGCGGGTTCAGGTTATTCGGGCTGCGGGGTTTTTATTCGGTGGCCGGCGCCTTATTGACGTAGCTGGCGCACTCGCCGGCCAGTACCGCCTCGATCTCAGTCGGATCAGTGATGCGGTGGCCGCGCTGGTAATCGGCGAAGGCGTGGACCACCACCAGCACGAAGTCCGGCGCAGCGGCCGGCGGTTGCTTGTCTGCCATGGGTTACTCCTGAATGGTGCGGATGGTTTGGCCGCTATTCTGGTTGATGACGTTGAGCACTGGCGCGATCACCTGCGGCGCCGACGCGGTTTGCGTGGTTGCGTAGTCGACCGTGTAGATCAGGTCGCGCCGGTACAGGCCGGCCTTTTGATTCTGGTCGGACTGGATGGTGTGGCTGTACAGCAGAATGCCGTGCGAGCCATCGGTGAACGCCAGATCGCTGGATACGCCCAGCGCGACATCAACCGGGCCGGCTGCCGCGTCACGCAGGACCGGCGTCGGCGCCCAGATCGTGATCTGGAACTGCTTTTCCTGTCGCTTGAGCTCGCGCATGGCCGCGCCGATGGCGCCGACACGAGCAATCACGCTGTACGCACCAGGAACAGTCAACACGGGGCCGGTGCTGCTGGCGGCCGGGAAGTCGCCTTGCAGTAGAGTGGCGAAGGCCGTGGCGATACTGGCTAGCGTGTCGGCCGGCTGCACGGCGTACATGTAGCCTTTGCCGTTCACCAGCAGATACAGGTTTTGCGGTATCGACACCGTGCCGCCGAAGGTCACCTGGTTGAGGTAGACCGTGGCTGTTAGGGTTGGGGTGCCGGGGATAGTGGTCACCCATGGCCGCCCGATCTGGCGGCTGGTCTTGCGTTCGGTTGGCAGCGGATAAACGCTGACATGCACCTTTCCGGCCTTCAGGTCGGCGTCGAGCACGTTCGCCACTGGCCAGCCTGCATACAGCTTGACCGGCGCGACACAGATGCTTGGCGAGGCCGTACCGTTGGGATAGGCCGCCCCAGTGGCGAGACTGACCAGCAGGTTGGAAACGTCGGATACGTCAGCCATATCACACCTGCGTCTGCATGGCGGTGATCCGCCAGCCCATGTCGGTCAATTCAGCACTGGAAACGATGTAGCGCCGCCCAAGGTCGTCCGTGATGATGTCGGATGTGCGCAGCACGATCCCCGGCCAAGCCGGCATCAGGATTGCCCACCATGGCGTGCGCACATCACCCGGTAGCCTCACTTCGTTCTGCTCGCCCTTCGTGCCTTGCAGCACGCTCGCTGGCCAGCCTGTCATCAGCGGCTGCTCGGTGCTGGCCGTATCGCCGCCGTAGCCAACCTGGCCGACGCCGCTGTCCATGCTGACGCGCAGTACGTTGATGGTTCGGTTGCAGTCCACCATGAAGATGGGCAGGAGCTGCTGCATCGCGGCCACGAACAGCGTGCCCTCGATGCCGACGATGTAATCGCCGACCTGCAGCTGACTGCCATCGGCTACCGCGTACCAAGTGGCTTTGCCGTAGACATTCGGGCGGGCGTATGTCGGGTCGTCGGCGTTCAGGCTTACCGGCAGGTCCGGCAGCCGGTTGGCGGGGTCGAGCGGGCTGGCTGCGCTGCTCGGGCGATAGTGCTGGTACGGCGTGCCCATCACCCTGGCGGCCTTGGCATAGCCTGCCCAGACCTTGGCGTTGATCGTTGCGCCGTCCATGTCACACCACCAGGTTGAAACTACCGTCACCCAGAGCCGGGCCGGGCGGGATGCCGAGGAAGCCGCACAGCCGGCGGCGCCAACCGTCGAACAAGGCTTCGCGGTCGCGCACCTCGTTCCTGTTGTGCGTCCACACCGCCGCGGACTCGGTATCGAGGTTCGTCCGAGAGCCCACGATATCGGTCTCGAGCTGGTACAGGTTGGCCAGGTAGGAGGTGCGGATTACTGCCTCTTCGGCGGCCTGCAGGTTGTTGAGCCGGAATTCGAGCGTGCCGTACTGCTGGAAGAAGCGATGGCCGAAGGCCTGCACCGGCTGCCCGCCGAATACCGGGAAGCCACAGAAGCGCCGGATATCGACCTTTTCGGCATCGGTGAAGGCCATCCGGTCAACCCTCGTACTTGATGCCGACCAGCGGCGCCAGGCGCTCCAGCAGCAGCTTGATTTCATGTTCTGCCTTCACGATGGTGCCGGCCGCCCAGAAGCGGTGATTGCCTTCCTCGTCGACGAAGCCGTGCGGCGCGGCGAGTTCGACCTGCTCGGGCAGCGGTGCAGCAGGGGGCTGGCCCGTGTCACCACGTTTCGGCCTGGCCTTGCCAGTATCGGCAGGGGCGTTCTGCGGTTGCTGAGCGGCAGGGGGCTGGCCGCCTTGCTGCAGCAGGTCGGTTTGGTTCTGATCCATGGGGCTTTCCTTTCGGTCGGGCGGAAGCATTCAGCCTCCGCCCGGTTTGCGGATTACAGCGACTCGATCACCACGCCGCGCTTGAAATAGCTGTTCGTCGCGGTCGGGATGATGTTCGGGTTCGCGGTAACGTCGGTCGGCACGGCATAGCCACCGATCCAGTACCAGGACTGGGCGATGATCTGTTGCAGGCGGTCCAGCGGTTCGCGGGTGACCATGCACACCTTGTCGATCATCTCGACCAGGCCTTTCTGGGCCTCCGGGATGTTGGTGTAGCCGGTATCGATGTAATCGCCCTCAACCAGCGCGCCCTGGCCGCAGACAACTGCGCGATGGATCGGGCCGGCCCCAAGGCTGGCCTGCTGCGGGGCTTCGTTGGTCGGAATGAAGCGCACGCCCAGCAGCTCGATGATCTGGCCGTTTTTGTACGTCTCGGAGCCATAGGCGCCACGGTACAGCAGCTTGAAGTCAGGATCCTTGAACAGGCCCAGCAGTTGCTTGTCGTCCAGATAGCAGTTGTACAGGCCGTCGATGGTCGGGACGTTGTTGGAGCGCAGCGTGGCTACCGCCGTCAGTACGTCCTGCATCTGCAGCGTGTCGCCTGCCTGCAGAGCCGCCGTACTGGCGCGACCATTGGTGCGCAGCACTACCGGCGCCACCGCCGAAATCACGGCATTGCCAGCAGTGCCATCGAGCACAGTCACATTGCTGGAAAAGAGCAGGGTGCCACTGACGCCCTTCGGTGCGGTCGACACGTTGGAGCCGTCCGCCGTAGCGCCGACCACCTGATACACATCGGCGCCAACAGTGACAGTCATCGGGTTGGTGTTCGACACCGGCACCATCACGCCGTTGACCAGCACGTACTGGAAGCCGCGGATATCGTCAACGGCTACGGTAGTGCCGGGAGCGCCCAGCGTGGTGCGCACACGGGTATTGCCACCCAGGTAGGAGCCATACAGAGTGTTCCGGGCGAGGCGATCGAGCGACTGCATGGCTTGCTCGCCATTCACCTTGGCGTTTTCGGCGAATTGTTTGGCGATGCCGACACCCTGAGTCACCATGTTCAGGTCGATGGTATCGCCATACATGTTGATGCCCAGCGTGTACTGCTCGACCGTCCAGCCAGACGGCGTCATGCCGTTGTCCAGATTGGTGTTGTTGGACGGGTTGAGCGGCGTTTCCACCGGCGCTTTCAGGCCGCGACGGGTCTTGGTGATCGTTTCGCCGATCTTGTTCGGGAAGTCCTCGCGGTCGGCGATGGCACGATAGCCCAAGCGGGAGCGCAGACCGGTCTGGAACTCGCGTTGCAGGAAACCCTGCTGGATGATCGGCTGCAGCGCAGCCGGGAAGTTCTGAATGCCCATTCGGGGATACTCCGGGGGAAGTTGGACGGTTTTCTGTCCCCCTGGGCGTCTTGCCCCGATAGGGATACGGCAGCGTTACAGGCCTACTGCGGCTTTGGCGGCAGCGTATTCGGCGTCGGACATCTCCGACACGGGCTTAGGCGTCTGCTGGCCGGCCGGCGGCGGCGTATGCGTGCTGCTGCTGTTGCTCGGCGGCTGGCCGAAAAGGTAGGGTTTACTTTCCTTCAGACTGGTGAAGAGCGCTTCGGCGCCTTCCAGCTTGCCATCCTTGAGGGTCACGCCGGACAGATCGGCCAGCTTGAGGCCATCCACGTCCACCATGCCTGCCTTGATGGCTTCGCCCTTCAGCTCGGCTAGCAGCACGCGCTGGTCGGCTTCCTTGGCGACTTCCGCGCGGGTTTCGTCCCGCGCCTTGGTGGTAGCTTCTTCCACCGCCTTGGCGACCGCTTCGGTCTTTTCCTTCTCGAAGCCATCAATGCGGCCCTGCAGCTCGGTGTTCTTCAGGCGCAGGCCCTTGTTTTCGGCGCGCAGCTCGCGCACGTACTCGGCAGAGAAGGTCTGCGGCTGGCTGCCGGAGCCGCCAGATCCGCCACCTTCGCCGGCCTGTTCCATGAAGCGACGGAAAAGCAGTTGTTGAAGCCTGTTCATTGGTTCACCTCGTTACGCTGTTTGATCTCTTCGGCGCGGCGCTGGGCTTCAGCGCCGGCCAGTCCTTGCTCGACACGGCGGTAATGCTGGCCGAGGTTGCAGTAGATGCCGATCGACAGCATCTCGTTGGCGATGGCGTTGTTCACGCCATGGCCGCAAAACTGAACCGTCCCATGCTCGTCGCGGGTGAGCAGGATTACGCCGGTCAGGCCGCTTGCCTCGCAGATCGCTGCGGGCAGCTGCTCCAGATCGTGCAGCGACAAGGGTTTTTGGTCGGACATCTAGTCGTCTCCAGGGTGGAAGAAGAACGCCCCGAATCATCGGGGCGGCTAGTCGGCGCTTTCGCTCAGCGGCGGCTGCTTGGGTGTCGCGGCCGGTGAGTTAGGCGGCGGCGGATCGCTCTCGATCTGCCGGATTTCGTTCTGTGGGTCTGCGATGTCGTAGCCCGGGGCCAGCGTCTTCACTGCTGTTTCGCGCGAGAGCAGGCCACCTTCGCGCAGCGTGGTCAGCGTGGTGGCCTGGGTCTGCTTGTCCGCGTAGGTCGGCTGGTACCACTCGGGCCAGCGTAGCTCGATGTCCTGTTCCTGGGTCATTTCGCCGAGCGCGCGGCCCTTCTTGTCCACCAGCTTGAACTTGGCAGAGGCGAGCACCACCATATTCAGCAGCGTCAGCAGGGCGCCTTCGCCGTAGCTGATGCGCAGCTTGTCGGCCAGCCAGATCAGGGCCTGATTCATCAGCTCCATGGCCCGACCGGACTGCGCGGCACTGAGCTTATCGGCGTTGGCGCGGTTGCCGCCAGCGCCTTCGAGCGCGATCTCGCGCAAGCCCTTCACCCAGTCCAGCACGGCGTGCGCCGAGTCGCCGCTGATCTCCAGCAGCTTGGCGTCGCCTTCAACGCTGGTCACGATGGCGTTTGCCGCACCCTTGACCATGCCACCAGCAGCACCGTTGCCGCTGTGCGCCGGTTCCTTGATGTGCAGCGTGGGGTCGGACTGGTACTTGAGGCCACGGCCGCCCTGCGACAGCAGGTAGTCGGCCTCGATCTGCGTGTCGATCGCCTCGGCTGGGAAGGTCGGCGCGCCGTCGATATCGTCGCCGCCCGGCAGGTTGCGCACCCAGGCGATGGGCACGAAGCCAAGATCGTGCCGGGTGGTGCGTGAGGTATCGGCCTTCGGTTGCCATCCCTCCCTGGCGTCCTTGACCTTGATCGGCTGATACCAGGTCTCGGCGATGTTGTCCCATTCACGCCGGAACCAGAAGTCGGCGTTCAAATCGTCGTCAGCAATCGAATATCCTCCATTGCGCAGCGCGTGGCCCTTGACCTTGTACTGCTCGGCGACCTTTTGCAGCGTGTCCGGCGCTTCCTTGTCCCAGGTGGGCGTCAGGTAGGTGGTGGGCATGACCTGCCAGAAGACGCGGTTTTTCAGCACCCGCATCAGAATGGCCACGGAGCCGGCCGCGCCGCGTATGGCGGCATCGATCATTACCTCGTTGAGCTTCGTTTCTTTCACCAGCTTGGTGAGCGTGTCACGTGTGGTTTCGTCCGCGCAGTCCACAGCCGGAAAGTGTCCCTCGGAAAACAGCAGGCTCACCGAGTCGTTGACCACGGTAGGGCAGATGCGGGTACGCGCCGACGGCCGGCGCTGCGCCAGCGGGATGTATTCGCCGGCGTCGTTGCGCTCGGTGCCGAACGGGTACTGCAAGCTGTCGTACAGCGTGCCGTCTAGCACTCGCGTCAGAGCGGCCATGCGGAACGTGCGCTCCGGGTAGTCCGAGTCTCGCGGGTAGGTCTGCTGGAGGGTCTTGAAGTCCATGGGTTAGCGGCTCATGTGCGGCACATGCGCGCCGTGGGTTGCTATCGGTTTCACGACTGGCCAACGCCAAACCATGAAGTAGCCGCCGGCATCGTTCGTGTGATCGTGGCCAGTGCTCTTGTCGGGTTCGCTGTTGTCGTCGTAGGACTGCTGCTCCAGGCTCTCGGTGAAGGTCGGGCATAGGCCCGTGTTCACTCTCAGCCGGCGCACGCCCTGGTCGTTCAGGATCAGTGCATTGACGCTGTTCACCCGGTCCTTGACCGCCGGGTTGCTTTCCTTGGCAAGGATCTGGAAGCCAGCCTGCTGCAGGATGGTCAGGTCGGACTGGCTTGCGCTCTTGCTGCTCGTGTTCTTGCCGCTGGCGTCCGGGTAGATCGTGATGTGATGGCCCTGCATCAGGTACCGCTCGCGGATCTTCTGTGCCATATCCGGGGTGTCGCGCACCTTTACCAGCTCGCCAACGGCGTGCGGTGCATCGTCGCGCACCACAAACACGATGGCGGCCATCTTGTTGACGTTGAAGTCCATCCCGATATGCAGCGGCTCGCCCGGCATGGCCACGGTGGGTGCATGGTTCAGCGTGCGGCTGAACTCGGGATACACGCAGCCGCTGTTCAGGTTGACGAAGCGGCCTTCGAGGTAGGCCTCGATCAGCTGCGGCGGGTAGCTGGCGCGCAGGCTGTCGATGTAGTCGTCAGGCAAGAACGGGTTGGTGCGCGTCGGCGCCTGCACCATCGCATAGCCGGGCTTCGGGTTCTTCGCCCATGTCTCATAGACGAAGTTGAAGCCCTCGGGCGTGGTGTACACGCTCACCCGGTTGAACGGGTTTTCCAGACCGCGCGGCATTTGCCGGTTACGGGCGATGATCTTGCGCCAGGCCAGCGTCGCTTGGTCTTTCTTCAGCGTGTCGATCTCGTCGACGTGCGCCCGGTAGGACTGATAGCCGACGATGCGCGCCGGGTTGTCCAAGGTGCGCAGCACGAAGTCGCCGCAGCCACCGTTGGCCGTGTAGATGATGTTCTCGGTCTTGTTGTACCGGTACCGAATGCCCAGGTCGGAGAGCTTTTCCTCCATCCGTGGCGCCAGGATCAGGCGCACCAGGTCGTAGGTGGGCTCGTACAGGGCGATCAGCGCGTTCGACGATTCCAGCGCGTCGCGCGTGGCGCACATGGCCAGCGCCTCGGTTTTTCCGGTACCAAAGCCGCCGACGAAGGCAGGGTACTTGTCCGGCAACTGGAAGAACCTCGCCTGCGGCTCCGTCATGGTCATACGGATTTCACGCATTGGGGCTTCCCACTACCTCGATGACGATCTTACCGACCGGGCCGTCGTCTTTCTCCGCGCCCTTGTCCTTGAGCTCCAGGCGCTTCAGGTCGGCGTCCAGCTGCTGTTGCAGCAGGGTGGCCCGCCGCTTCTCCAGGGTGTCGATGAGGCGCGTCAGCTTGTCGATCATCCCTGCGTAATCGCGGATACGCCGCTTTTCCTCGTCGCCGGGCGAGTATTCACCGCCGCCAGTGCGTTCGATGGTTTCGTACAGCTCCAGAGTGTCGCCGTATTCCTGCTCGCGCTTGAGGACACGCATCAGCCGGATGCGCGTCAGCCGCAGTTCCTCGTCGACGCTGCCCAGTTCGAGGCTGGCGGCGATATCAAGCTCCTCGTCGGATAGGAACTTGCTGTACAAACTGCCCGGCTTGGCAGCGTTCATGTTGCCGCGCTGATCCTTCGGCCCTGTGCTCTTTCCGCCATGCAAGGCACACCGGCGCTTGCCAGGCAGTGCCTCGCGCCGGCAATTCCCGCCGCTGCGGGTCTTAGCCCCGCACTTCGGCATGGGATGCACCTCTCCATGTGGTGGTGATTGTGGCCCGGATCACCTCCTTTCGAGGCGGCCAGGCCGGGGTAGGTCACACCCGCACCATCTCCGGTACGCGGTGGCGGGGCAGTATCACGCAGTCATCCGGCTTTCCGGGTTCGAGGTAATCGAAGCGGATGACCTTCGGGCCGATGTCCGCGACCCTGGCAGCCCGCCCGGTCGCCATCAGCACATGCTGACCTTCGCGCAGGTGGCAGGCGTCGAGCACCGGCTTGGCGTGTTCCATGTGCATGGTGCGCTTCCTTGCGTTTGCTATGCTGATGTTTTACAGGGGAGGTCCCGCATGAACCCAAAAACTATTGATGGCGAAATGGCCATGCCCATTCGTAGAGTTGCCGATGGAGATTCTGGTGGCGTTGAACAGGCATTACGAGTTGTCGAGAGCCTGTTGAAGCGAATGAATGGCGAGATCGAAGAACTCAAGAAGGAAGTCGAAGAGCTCAAGCAAGAACTCGCCAAGAAATCCACTTGAGGTAACCATCGCTCGAAGGCCGGGCCTGAAAAGCAAAAAGCCCGAACTCTGGACGTAGTTCGGGCTGCTGCAAAGAATGGTAGTTTTACCGGCCGGAAAATGCAAGCACCTCGTTGCAAGCCGCGTGGTAGCTGGGTTTGCGGTAGGTGATGCACTCGATCAAATCGTAAACCTGCGGCTCGATGATTTTGAGCCCGTGGTGGTACAGGTCGTTGAATGTCTTCTGGGTCACCATCCAGCGATCGGAAACCGTCTGCTGGCTCAGCAAGTAGGTCTCGGCGATCTCGCGCTGGGCACGCTGCAGCCCCTGATCATCGACCCAGCCGCGGGTGAGTTCGCGCCGCATTGTCGTCGGCCAGCCGCGCGGGAGCAGCTTGGCGGCCTCTCTGACCGCCGTTGATGTGCCGGTGAAGTAAGCTGCCAATACCACCTGGTCGGCCTCATCCAGCCGGCCCACCTTCGCCATTACGTCCACCGCGACCATCTTCAACTCGTCCGGGGTGAGGGCGTCGTACTCGCGCGGCGCCGCCTCGGCGAACTTCTGGACCTTCACCGGGATCGCCTCCGACATTTGAAACGCCCATCCGACCAGACTGCGCACCGTGGAAAACTGCATACTTCCCCCTGATTTTTGTTGGGTTGTTGTTGCTGTGCTGCGGTACTGCTCAGGCCGCGAAGAGCGCGCCCTCAATCTCGGCCACCACCACACGGACGCCCGGCGTTTCGCCGTAGCGCTTGATCACCATGATGTTGCAGGCCTGAACATCGTCGACCCACACCACGCCGTTCATGCCGTCGAACAGGGCCTTGACCACGTTGTCGGCGTCCGGCTTCTTGGTCGGCAGCACCTGACCCAGCAGCGCGGCCGCCTGTTTTTTCTTCGACCAGGACGCCGGCACCGGCAGGGTGATGCGCAGGGTGACCTCGGCGGGGCCTGTCATTGGCGCGCGGCCTGCCATGGCTTGCTGTGCTGCCAGCGCGATCATCCCCTCGTAGTTCGCCGTCTTCTCCGGCGTGTACAACTGCGCAAAGCCCTTGCCGCGCGAACGGACCTTCGGGCGGCCTTTGCCCACCGGCGTGCCGGGGACGTGGAACGAAATCACAGTAGCCATCAGGCGGCATCCTCCAGGTTGTCGTTGTTCAGCTTTTCCGCTGCGTCGTTGCAGCGTTGGGTCCAGGCGTCGATGCCATCACGGGTACAACGCACGTCGGCGATGCAGACCTGCTGGAGCGGGCAGCTTCCGCAGCCGTAACCTTTGGCGGTCGGGTGGAAGTGGGCATCGCAGATGGCTTTTGCCTTGTTGCTCAGCTCGATCACGCTGCATCCTCCATGGGGTTGGTTTTCGTCAGGAACGGCTGCAGGGACTCGGGCACAGGCTTGCGCGCCGTCTGGATCGCATCAGCGGCCATACGCTTGCCATGCACTCCGCCGCAGTACACGCCGCGAGCAGCTTCGTCGGCGATCTTGTACGCCCAGTCCAGCTTCACGCTGTTGTCGGTCGGGAAGCGCTTCACAGCACCGCCTACCTCTGCGATGCGGACCTGCGCCTCTTCGCGGGTCATCTTCGGCGCCGGCAGGGCAGCGCGATCGCTCACGGGGGGCGGTGGGGTGAACTCCCGCGTGCAGCAGGCCTGGACGAACTCATCGGCGCTCGGCGGGTATTTGAACTTGCACTTCAGCCCGTGCTCGATATCGGCCGGCGTCAGGTCACGCAGCTCATGCGCCCAAACCTCCATGGCTTCCAGCAACCCGGTGTCCTTGCCCGCATTCGGACGACCTTCCGGCACCACGTCGCCAGAGCGGTAGCGCTCAACGAACGGCGAGCCGAAGCGACCGCGCAGCGTGCGGAAGATGTTGGCCACGATGGCCGGGCTAATCGGCGATTTGTGCATGGTCGTAGCCTCCAGTCAGGTAGTGCGAGCCAACGCCGATGGTGTTGGCAGCAGAGCGGCGTGCGTCGTCGCGGGATTGGGGGGTATTGCCGCCGGAAGCACCGTTGCGGCTGTTGCGGTCAGCGGCCATCTGCATGGCGTCCAGCAGCCACTTGCGGAATTGAGCCTCCCAGGCTTGCAGGTCATCACGCAGGGTTTTCGCAGCCTGGTGGTGGGCCACGAACTTGGCGACCTCGATGTCCAGGTTCAGGTTGAACTGGCTGGCATTCATCCGGGCGGTGCGGCAGGGCTGGAAGTCCTCGGGGACAGGGACACCGCCGCGTCCCCACGCATGTGCGTCACCCACTACGGAAGACACGCTAGTGTCTGTAGTAGTGGTTATATCTATATCCCTGTCCCTTGGAGTGCGTTTCCCGGGGGACTCAGGCGGGACATCGTCTTGCTGTCCTTGGGACATTTTAGGGATGTCCCCGGGGACATTTGCCGGGTGTCCCTCGGGACAAAGCAGAGACATCCACTCTTCGAACGTGGGCGGGTTGTACGGCCGCTTGTGCCGCTGGCACTGCTTCTTGAGGCGTGCGCACTCGGTCGACCAGCGTTGCTTGAGCTTGGCGCGCCAGGCCTCGTTTGCCTTCTCGGCCACCACCGGGTGATACAAGCGGCCGTCGCTGCACTTGATCCAGCCGCGCAGGGCGCCAGAACGCACCTTGAGCCATTCCTTGATGACGCGGCCGTAGCCGGCCAGGCGTGCGAGCACCGTGTCGTCGTCGGGAAGGCTGGCGGCCGGCACCTGGTGCCAGCTGGCGCACCACAGCAGGATGCCGGCGCGGAATTCATCACCATCCGAGAGCGCGGCGAAGTCGCTATCACGCAGGCGGACAACGTCCATCGGCATGAAGGCGAAGTCGCGCAGGTCGCAGTCGGGAGCGGTAAGAGGGCTATTGCTCATACAGGGGCCTGTACAGAGAGCGCCACGGCGACCGGGCGGACCCAGATCGGCGTGGCCGACAACACGAAGGTTTCGCCGCTCCACGCCAGCAGCAGGGTGGTACCCATCACTCCACCGATGGCCTCCGCGGCTTCCGATGGAACGGCATTGCCGATGCGCTCGCGCCAAGCGGTATCGCTGAGGCCGTCCAGTTCGAGCTGTTCCTCTGCATCGATCAGCGATTGCAGCGCGGCGAGCTCCAGGGTGGTGAACGGGCGGTGCCAGGTGCCGTCCAGCGCGCGGATCACGCATTGCAGCTTGTCGTTCGGCGCCGGCAGGCGGGGATCGGCGACGCTCCAGCGGCCGTTATCGTGGCCAGCAGCAGCTGATACGGCGCCGCTGGTTTGATCCCAGCCGACGACGCCATAGTGGCCGCCGGTCAGGTAGTGGTCGCCTTTCTGGCGGCTGTTAAGCGCGGTGCGCGGGTCAGCTACAGCAAGGGCACCGCTGCCGAATCGGGCGCCGGTAATGGTTGATGCGGTTTCGTCAAATGCCGTCACCTTGAGCTTGTTGCCGTGCGCCGTGTCTGACCAGTTGTGATAGCGCGGATCGGCGACAGCCTGGCCGCCGGAGCTCGGGCCGTGGCCACCGGTTACGGTACCGGATGCCTGGTCGAAGCTGACAACGCGGAACACGTTGTTATGGCGCACATCGGAGAAACGCGGGTCGGCAACGGAGAACGAGCCTTGCCCAGGTGAACGCTGGCTTGTGACAGTGCCGGCAGTGTCTTGCCAGGGGATAACGCCGAACTGGCTGTATTCCTGACCCTGGTAGCGCGGGTCGGCCACAGAGAAAGCGCCATTGGTCGGGCTGCTGCGGCCGGCGATCACTCCGGTGGTGTCTTCCCAACGATTCACGCCCATATAGCCAGCGTGGTATTCCGGCACCAGCAGGTAATCGCGCAAGTGGCCGTTCTCGACCGCCAGCTTGTTCAGGCTGCGCCAGTCGCCGCCAGCTTCAACGAATGCCAGGCGCACCCAGGTTTTCCACTGCAGCGACGGCACGCGGTGCATCGGGCCAGCAGCGATATCGCCCGGCAGCGGCATGCGGCCGAGGACCGTGCCAACAGCTTCAAGCCGCTTCTTCTGCGGCTCGTACAGGAACGGGGGCACCTTCTCGATGTGGCGCGCCACCAGAAGGAAGCGCTTGCGGCTCTGCGCCAGGCCGCCGAGCTCGCCGCAGTCGTGGGTAGTCTCGGCTACGGCGTAGCCATAGGCGCGCAGTAGGTCACCGATCTGGTCCAGCAGATGGCGCCCGCGGCTGGCGATGCGCGGCACGTTTTCGAACACGATCAGCTCGACGGGGTCGTCGGCGTAGGCTTCCAGCGCGAGCCAGATGCAGCGCAGGGTCAGGCGGTTCAGGGCCTGATACTTGGCCGTGGCGCTCTTGCTCTCGCTCATCAGCCCGGACAGGCCCTTGCACGGTGCCGAAATGAACCAGATATGCGGGCGTTCGCCGCCCATGGCGCGCACGATGTCGGCCGGCGTGGCTTCGCGCCAGTCGGCCGGCGGTTCGTGGCCGTGGAAATCGGTGTATTGCTGGCGGTCGAACAGGTCCATGACGGTGCCAGGGACGCCGGCCAGCTTGTTGAAATCGCGGATGGCCGCCGGGTCGACATCAATGCCGCCCAGGCAGCGGAACTTCGCCTGCAGATTGCCCACGCGGGCTTGTGCCTTGTTGAACCCCTTTGCGCCTCCACCGAGGCCGCAGCAAAGGTGCCCGTGCCGAATTTCGCGGGTCTCGATCATTGTGTGGCCCCCTGGTTGCGTTCAAATGCGCGTGTCGTCATAATCAAAAAACCTTCAAGAAGGTGGCCCGCTTGGTATGTCCAGTACCGTTAAGCGGGCCTTGTCGTTTTTGCTCTACCACCCATCAATCCCCACTCCCGCAAGCACCCATACCGCGCCGGGCGCATTCACAATTCGCCCCGACCTGGCACAGCGTCGCCATGGCGTCGAGGTACTTCGGCTTGACGCACACGAAACCGAGCGTGGTCAGAGCGGTGTCCACCTTGTCGATCGTCAGACCCATCTGGCCGGACAAGAAGCGGCTCACCTGGCTGTTGTCCCAGCCCAATGCCTCAGAGATGCGTGCGCTCTCGCGCGGGTTGGTCAGCGCGGCGCGCAGGCCGCGTTCAATCGAAAGCAGGCCGATGTTTTCCATCGTCATTCCCTTTCAAAAGTGATTGCGTGCGGTTGAAGACCGCACCGGTCATAGTGGTGACATGGCGCATGGCTACCCCCTTCATGGTCGGTGGCATGGATGGACAGGCTTAGGCAGCTTTCTTGCTGCGGCCCTTTGTAGTCTTCGGCTCGGCCGGTTTCCGAGCTTGCATCAGCTCGGTGATCTGGTAGGCGCGCAGCGCGGGCACGTCCTCACCCCATTGCGAGATCGCACCGGGGGTGATGCCCAAAGCCTTGGCCAGCTCAGCGGCCGTTCCGAAGAATTCGATAGCGTGCTGTGTCTTCATGGAACGAAATTTAGCACACTAAATTTTCTAATGCCAGCACGCTAAACGCGATTTCATTTAGATTGCTAAACATGAACCTGAACGAACGAATCGCACATGCCATCGCGCACGCGAAAAAGCAGCGCGGGCTGACTCAGCGGGAGATCGCCCAGCAAGTGGGCGTGACGCCGGGCGCCTTGACCCAGTGGAAAGTGGATGTCCAGTCTTTGAAGGCTGAGAACCTGCTCAAGCTGGCTCGCATCACGGGCGTGAACGCCGAGTGGCTGGCCAGCGGGCGAGGGGAGATGCTTGCCGCCGATCTGGGGCCGGCCGTCGAGACCCCGATGCGGCCGGTGGTAGTGGTCGATACCGCCGACGACATCCAGCACGAAATCTTCGAGGTGCCGCGCTACACGCTGAAGGCGTCGGCTGGCAACGGATCTCCGGTGCTGGATATAGATACCAAGGGCACGCCGAACTATTGCCGAGGCGGCTGGGCCAAGCAAAACGGCTACCGCAAGGAAGACCTATTCAGCATTGTGGCCGTGGGCGACAGCATGGAGCCGACCATTCCGGATGGCGCCAGCCTGATCGTGCACCGCCAGCAGCAGATCGTGAACGGCAAAGTGCACGTCATATGCAAGGGCAACGAGTGCTATGTGAAGCGCCTGTTCAAGCAGATGGACGGTTCGGTGCTGGTGCGCTCGGACAACCAGGCCGTCTACAAGGACGTGATCGTGCAGCCGGATGACCCGGAGGTTCTGCACGTGGTCGGACTGGTGGTGTCGGTAAGTTTCAATCTGTAGCGCCAGAAGATCCGGGGATATTTGAAAATGGTGAAGTATGAGTGACGAAGAAGATCAGAAGGTTGGTCGGGGGATGGGCAACCATCCATATGTCAAGGCGCTGATGGTGGCAGGCTGGAAGAATAAATGCCCTTCCTGTGGCAACGAAAATAACTGGGGAATTGCCACGCATCAAGAATGGCCACCCGGAAACGTCGTGATAGTGAAGCCGTTCTTGTATGCCGAAATTGAAGGGCAAGAAGACTCGGACAATGTCGGGAAAATGAGCGTTATCCCGATAGTCTGTGATAACTGCGGGTTTCTGATGCTTTACTCAGAGGCGCATTTGAAACGAATGGTTGCAAAAAATCATGAGTAATGTGTCCCACCTTTGGGAGATGGGGAAGAAACCTCGACAGCCTGTGAAGACACCACAGCCGGCCGCCGAGGTTGTGCAAGATCTGGCATCCGCTGATAATGGAGGCATGAGCACCGCACCGACACGCGAAGAGATTGATGCCAAACTCGCCGCAAACGTGGCCGAGGTGAAGGCCGTTGCGTCCGAGATGCGCGCGGAAATGACAGCATTGCGAGCCGACAACCAGGCGCAGTTTGCGGCACTGAACGCGACTATGGCGAGCATGCAATCTTTCCTTGAGGCGCAGGCGGCTAAGACAGAAGCTGGTTTTGCGACCCTAGCAGCTCGCGTTGAGGGGTCTGAAAAGAGTCTGGCTGCAAAGATTGATGGCGTGGAAAAGGGCGTCGAGGGCAAGATAGACGGCCTCAAGTCATCGATGACGACGATGCAATGGGTTGCAGGCATCGTGGCTGCCTTGGTGGCTGTGTGGATCGGCTATCTGCAGCTCAAGCAGGCCGAAGCCCCGCCGACTGCACCTCAGTCTGGGCCACCTGTGATCATCAACAATCTTCCCCCTGGCTCCGCGCCCAGCGTACCCGCTAAGAAATAACCCGCTTCGGCGGGTTTTTCATTTCCGGTCCCCTCTACCGCTACAAGCCGGCTCTGGGCGATTCATTGTTATCCGTATGCGGGTTGCTGTTATCCGCTTTGTGGTTGCGGCGTGCGGCATCATGCCCGCGATGGAGAACCTTGCACAAAGACTCAAGAGCGAGCGCGAGAAGCGTGGCCTATCACAGTGGGACTTAGCAACGCGCGCCGGCGTGGGGCAGTCCACCATCGCATCACTTGAGCGGGATCCGAACCGGAGTACCACGAAGCTGGTCCAGATTGCGCGGGCGTTGAACGTGACCCCGCAATGGCTTGAGACCGGTAAAGGCCCCAAGGATCCACCTCCATCCTCCAGCACCCCATACGTAGCCGCCGACTCGATCGAGGACCTGGCAGACAAGATGATCGATAAAGGCGCTGCCGAGTGCGCCAAGTTCTTCGACCTGGTGCTGCAGCGGATCTCCGGACGCAAATAGCGCAGCAGCCTATGGCCGGCGCGGCTTCCCGATATCAACAAAACTTGATACCGAACACTACTATTTGCCATTGCTGCTGACGTGGGTTTTCCGTAGGATCGCGGTGTGGCAGGAATGGTGGAGCGGCTGCGCGAGCTGAAGCAGAAGCGGCGCGTGACCGCAAAGGAAATCGCAAAGGCTAGCGGCGTCTCGCCGCAGACCGTATACGGCTGGCTCGCAGGAAAAGTGCCTAGAAGCAAGCATTTAGCAAGCGTCGCGTCATTTCTTGGCGTGACCACCGACTACCTCGTGCACGGCGACCAGGCCGGCCCGCGCAGTGAGCTCATTCAGGAACTGCGCGCCTGCGTGCCGCAGCTCACAACTTCCCAGCTGATCGTGCTCTTGATGATGGCGCGCGAGCTGGCCCGCAAAAACTGACCCCAAACTTGATACGCTTCAGGGTTCCCACCCGGGCGGCATCTTTCCTGTGGTGGTAGCCTATTTCTGTCATAAACGACACGCTGAGCGGCGATCACCATGAATACCAAGTCCAAAGACCAAGAATCCCAGAACCCCGGCCAATCCAAGCAAGCCCTCGTACGCCAGGATCTCGAAGCGCTTCTGGCCAATCTCAATAGCTTCGAGGCGGCGATGAGAGGATGTATCTCCCGCCTACGAGAGGACATCCTTACAGCTGCCGTGCATCACGGCTGATCCACCAAGGCCGCGTCTGCGGCCTTTTTCACGCCTTCTGCAACATCCCCGCCACAACTTCCCATCCAGACGCCTGAAATCTTCAGCCGGCTGTGTCTTCGCACGTCTCGAAAATTTAGCAAAGTAAATTTCTATTGACAGGATAAATTTAGCAAACTAAATTATTGACAACAGCGGACTAAACTCTGCACCGATCCTTAACAAGCCGTAGCACGACGGAACCCGCCCAGCCGAGAAGAGGGCGGCACCACGGCACACACGACCGGATGCGCGATGCAGGAGGCACGAGGCTAACCCTGCATCGGTGGCAAGGGCCTTAACGCAGGATGGGGTGTGTGGCGGGGTGAGAAAGAATTTCAAGCAGAAACCCATTAGGGCGTG